CACCTCTGATTCTGACATCAATCAAACCAGTGAGGACATTTACCGCTTTGCTGAAGAAGAGTTCGGCCTCAGCTATGATGAGCTAGTCGATATGGACAGAGCATAAACCCAAACAACAAAAAAAAAACTATGAGCAAAGAAATTTCAAAACTTGGCGGCGTTGACGTCATAACTGACCACGACTTATCGGATTTTTCAAAAGCCAAGAAAAGAATCCTTGATCTTATGTCAGACGGCGCATGGCATACAGCCACCGAAATCATTGAAGTGACTGGCCAGCGCGAAGGGCTTAGGCGTCTTAGGGACTTGCGCGGAAAAGGTATCGAAGTCGAGGTCATGCGTGATGGAGATAAGCGCGAGTTCTTGTACAGGATAAATATGCTCGTACAGCCTACTGGTATCGTACAAGGCGAGTTTGAGCTTACACACTAACTATCCATAAAATGAAAGTAGCATACAAAGTGACTTGTTGGAATGAGTTTGATGTTGATGACAGCTTCAAAGATGAGCTTTTATCTTTTATTAAAGATAACCCTACGGTGTCTGCCGAGTGCATCTATGACTGGTATCACTTTAAGACGGGTGACCACCCCGGTATCGACTTGATTGAAGGTACTGACATCGCAATGTCCGTTAAAGAAAATTATGGCTTTTCCACTATTGAAATTAGTGATGGAAGCATCGAAAACTTTGAAGAGTTCCTTTACCAGAATGGAGATTCCTAACCTATGAAAGCACGCGCATACAGACTCGAAAATTTTTGTCAGCAAGGCCCAAGGATCATTGTTCACCCGCAAGGTCTTCCACCAAGCTGGCAAGAAACTAACCTAACTGACGAAGAGGAAGCGATGGCGATGCACCACGGCTTGCATGGCTACGTGGTTCACGTCGATCCGAAGACCTTCCAGAAAATCGAACAATTCAAAATGATTGGATGAAAGAGTACGATCTACGCCGCTTACTGCTGAAGCTCGACATCGAAGTCACCGACAAAAACCCTAGCGGTTGGTTGCTGGCGCGTTGTCCGTTTGCTGAGTTTCTTCACGCAAAAGGCACTGACCGCAAGCCATCGTTTTATGTTCGGGCGAATGCTGATGGCCCCAGTGGATTCCATTGCTTCACGTGCAAACAGCATGGCGGGGTACGCGCATTGGTCAATCAGCTTGGCTACTATCGCGACAAAGACTACAACCACCTCGCCTTGCAAGCAACGGTGATGGAAGTGCCAGAACGCTTCGGTGAGTTTGAACCGTCCGACGCAGACCTGCTGGACGACTTGCCGGAACCGATCAACGATTTAGTTTATCTGTCGATGTATCCAAGCGCGGTTGAGTTCGCTGATGCGATTATCTACCTTGCGTCGCGTGGAGTAAGTGAAGCGACTGCCACGCGCTTGCAGTTGCGCTATGATCCTGAGGCAAAGCGGATTCTATTTCCCGTATTCGATCACGCGCGACTGCTTTACGGCTTCACGGGGCGTTCGATCGTGCCGGATGATTTGCGCGATGAAAGGATTCCGAAAGTGAAGAACTACGCTGGCCTCAAAAAAGAGTACAGGCTGCTTGGCGAGCAGTTGATTGACGACGATAAACCAATCCTAGCCGTTGAAGGGCTATTCGGTTTGGCGCATTTGATTGAAATCGGGATTTGCAAACTTTGCAATCCAGTCGCGATCATGGGTTCGTCATTATCCTCGGCGCAGCGTGATGCGTTGATTGGATACGACCGACCGATTTACCTCTTGTTTGACGATGACGCGGCTGGCTCGCAAGGCTTGTATGGCGCATGGGATAAAACGCGAGGCGCTTATCTTGGCGGCGGGGCGGTAGATAAGCTCAAAGAACACTTGCCGACGATGATCTGCCTTTATCCTGAGCGCACCAACGAGTTAGACGATCTGACTTTTGATGAAGTCGAGCGCATGCTGTCGTATGATTATGAACAATCATAAAAAAGAATTTGCAAAAAGTAAAAGCATGTATTAAATTAACTGCACCAGACAATGAACCACGATACAAGCAAAGCCTCAGTGATCGAGGCGCAAGTCACAAGCATGTCAAACCAGCCGACGAAGGTTTGGTTTATCTTGCTTGAAGACGGGCAAAGATTGATTGCTGTTGAAGGTATGGCCTCGCTACTTATGCCCGCGCGCGGAGTCGCACTACTTGATTTGATTAACGCCGGATGCGACATCATCACTGGTCGCAACGTGCTGCTACTGATTTCCCGACTCACAAAGAGTCATTGGAAAAAACGCCCGCAGGTGGGCATCGAACATAAACAAACAACAACACTAATATGAGTACAGGATGGATAAAGCAAGGAGCTTCCGCAATGGAAGCATTGAACAAAGCCGAACAAGAACAGCAGTCGAGAAAAGACCGTGGCTACATGCCACTGCGCTTTTGGGTGCCTCGTAACGAAGAGATTGAAATCGTTCTGCTGGATTCTGCGTTCGTAAGTGATGAGCCCGGAGTTGGTGGTGCGTTGATCCGCGAACACAACCTTAAAGGCCCAGACGGCAAGTGGTCACTCAATGAATCATGCTGCGCCGATTTCGCGCCATGCCCGCTTTGCGATAAGGCAGGCACGGAAGGCTACGGCCCCGCCTACCATGTCGTGATGATGACCGCATTGGTCTTGAAGCCATGGACTAATAAAAAGACTGGTGAGGAACACGCATACTCACGGATGCTGCTGCCAATCAAACTTGGCCAGAAGGAACGCTTCCTTGATTTGCAGAAAGCGTCGCATCGCGAATGCGGAACCATGCGCGGCATGTACCTTGTCATGCGTCGTGGCGGTGGCGATCAATCGGTTGCGATTGGTGAGCCCGTGATGCTTGAGAATGGCAAACTGTTTGACATGATCCCCGAAGCCGAGCTTGTGAAAGAGTATGGCCATCCGCCGATCAAGAATCGTGATGGAAAAATCATCAAACCTGCGAACGGTGATCTTGAGCCCTTCGACTATGCTGAGCTTTTCCCGCGCCCCGATCCCGATGACCTTGCAAAACGATTCGGCGGTCGTCCAATGGCTGGAAGCCGCAAAGCGTATGACGATGATAGTCAAACCGATCACGCGCCAGCCGCGCCTAGTGGCCCGCCGCGACGCCGTCGAGCGGCTCAAGAGGATGAGCCTAGCGATTCGATTCCATTTGAAGATGAAGCCGCATCAGGGTCGGACAACTCGCCGGAAGAATCCGAACCTTCTCCACGCAAGCGTCGTCGCGCCGACAACGCGCCATGGTAAACCCTTTTACTTGACCCAGCCCAAGTAAAACAAAAGATGAACCAACGCATCGAAACCTTTGACATCAAGTCCCACGCTTCAGCCGGAGCGATGGTGTCAATGTGTTTCGATGTCGTTGGTGAGTCTGACAAATTCCGCCTCTCCGATGAGTTGACCGTCACCCCCAAGGTTGGCTCGTTATCGTTTGGCGGTGAGGCTGAAAAACCTGAACCTATCATTCAGTACTTCACCGATCACGCTACGCGAACGGTCTCAGTGCCGTTTTGGTGGGGTTGGAATTACCTCAAGTACAAATACCCTTCGCAACTTCCGACTACTTCGTTTGTGTATGGCAATGACTGGTCGCCCGCGAAACTACCCGATCCGCACCATCCGAATGCGGCGGAAGGCCAAGCTGACTTTTTTGACGCGATCATCCGGCAAGTCAAACAAAACATCACCGCGCTGATTGAAGCGCCGACTGGAAGCGGTAAGACCGTGGCTATGCTTAACGCTATTGGTTTGCTTGGCAAAACTGCGCTTGTCGTAGTCCCATCAAAAGCATTAGCCGAGCAATGGAAAGAAGAGGCGATCAAGCACCTTGGCCTGACGCTTGACGAAATCGGCTTACTGCAAGGCAGCGTGGCCAACTGGAAAGGCCGCAAGCTAGTGATCGCTGTCATTCACAATCTTTTCCAGAAAGAGTTCACTTCCGATTTTTACGACTACTTTGGCACCGTGTGTTGGGATGAGGCGCATCGCTTAGGTGCGCCTGAGTTTGCCAAGACCATGCCTTTGTTCCGTGCGCGGTATCGCATCGCCGCAACGGCTACGCCTACGCGCAAGGATGGCTGCATGGGTATGGTTCACAACTGCTTTGGCCCTGTCAGCGTGCGCTTGAACGGTGATGCCTTGCCTTGCGAATGCCGCGTGCTTTATCATAGCGATCCCTTTTACTCCAAAATCAAGTCTGCGCCACTGCCAGTACTGCTGAAAGTAGTCAGCAAGAGCTATGGTAGAAACCGCCTGATTGCCGATCATGTCAAAGCCTTGCATAAGGATGGCCGCAATGTACTGGTGCTATCCGACCGCATTGAACATTTGCAAACCTTGCAAACGCTACTTAACCAGCGCGGCATCAAAGACGAGATTGGTTTGTTCGTTGGCAGTTACATGGCTGGCGGCAAACGCAAGCAAACAGGTCAAGGCTATCTGACTGCGGTGCGCGATGATCCGAAGTACTCAGTCATCCTTGCCACTTACTCGATGATGAAGGAAGGCGTGAACATTCCTCGCTTGGATGCAGGAATCGACGCCACGCCACGTGCCGATGGTATTCAAGCTATTGGCCGGATTCGCCGCCCGCTTCCTAACAAACGGATGCCGATATGGCTGACTATTATCGACCAAGGCTTGCCGCTATTTGAAGGCTTTGCTCGCGCGCGGATGCGCGAGTATCAAAAATCAAAAGTAACAATCTTATCATGAAACCGCAGACTGACATCAAACCACAGCCAAAGAAACGAGGCCGCAAGCCATTGTACGCAAATGAAGAAGAACGCATCGAAGCGCGACGCAAACGCATGGCCGCTTATTGCACCAGTGACGAATACAAAGAAAATCGCCGTAGAAAATACAAAAAAGATAAAACGTATCGGATCGACTGTATTGAACGTGCTAAAGCATACGCCGCGCAAAACAAGCAAGAGGACGTTGACGCGTACACTCGCTTGATCCGCAAGAACGTCTTTTCGATTGATAAGTTTGCTCAATGGCGGAATGTGACCAACCGTTTTCATAAAAGGTCACGCCCACGGCAAATGGCGACGCTTACTATTTATGACTTCTCTCAACTCATTTCGCGCGATTCCTCATTGGTACGTGATTGGGTTCGCACGGGTAAGTTACCAGCGCCCCCTTGGCTTGACCAAGACAACCGAGCCAACAAGGTTTATTCTGCGGCGCAAGCCGTAGCGATGGCTGAATTGATTGCCTTGCACCTTAAAACTGATAAAGCGCATTTCCTTGAAACCAGCAAGTTAGCCATCAAGCAGCTTGCAAAAACCAGTACGCTCAAATAACTTAACCACCCCCAGATATGAATACGACCAGACCAAGAAAACGAATTGTCGCCGCCGAAGATGACGGCAAAGTCCATACCTCAGTAGAACGCAAAGTCGGCAAAGAAACCGTAGCGGCCAAGCAAAAGGTTGATTACATCCGCACCGATAATTTGCCAGCCGATCCGGCGTATGTTTCAATCGGAGCCGGACTCACTGAAAACTTAGGCAACTTTGAATCGTTGCGGATTGACGCGCGTGTCAGTTTGCCGTGCGCGAATGATGACCAGTCGATCAAGCAAACGGCTGAACGCGCATCGAAACTGGTGCAAGAGTTCATTGAGCAAGAGCGACGTGCGGCGCTTGGAGAGGAAGGAGCCACTGACCGCTAACATTATGGCTACTCGAAGAAAAATAGCAAAAGTTGAAGAACCAGTTCGTCGTCGCTCTGATGAGACTGAGTTTTCCAAGCTGCTTGCGCAGATTGAAAAAGATCGTGGCGAAAAGATAATCCTTCCCGCCAATGTCATTCCTCCCGCCTGTTGCATCCCAACTGGCGCGTTCACGCTCGACTTTGCTTTGATGGGTGGAATACCTGAAGGCTTTGCGACCATGATTTACGGCTTGGAGTCCTCTGGCAAAACCACCATGACGCTCAAGTCGGTGGCGGCGTTTCAACGCAAGTACCCGAACAAGCTCGCGGTCTGGGTTGATACCGAGTCAATGTTTGATCCTGACTGGGCTGCCAAGCTAGGCTGCGACCTGAAGCGTTTGCACATTGTTCATCCGGCGACTGGTGAAGAGGCAGTTGACTTGATGGCCGCCGCAATGGAACCGATTGAAGTTGGCATGGTCGTCATGGATTCGATACCCGGCTGCGTTCCAAAGGCAATCGTTGACCGCAGTGCCGAGGATCAAACGATGGCGGTGTTGGCGCGGCTAATGGGGATCTTTTGCTCGAAGATACTCACCGCTTGGGGCAAAGAGCGTAGGCGCAATCATCGCGTGACCGTGATTATCATCAATCAGTTCCGCTCAAAGGTTGGTTTAGTATTTGGCGATCCGCGCACATTGCCCGGAGGCCGACAGATCAACCACATGCCTTCAACTAAGATTGAGGTCAAAAACAGCGAGGTGATGGGCGAGGACGCGGTTGGCAATGAAGTCGTAGATTTGAACGATCACACTTTCAAAATCACCAAAGCTAAGCATGGCTCGTCAATTCGTAGCGGCCAGTTTCAAATGGTCATCAACCCTGACAAGGACGAGCACTTAGCTCAAGGGGACTTCGATGATTTCAAGACGGTCATCACCTTTGCCAAAAAGTTTGGCCTACTGGCTGGAGGCGGTGGAAAGTACCGTTTGCCAATCATCACCGACCAGTTCTTTCCAAAGCATGACGACATCATCGAGTTCTTCAAGCAATCACCTGATTTGTTTGAAACGATGAAAGCGTACTTGATTGCTGCGCAGCGATTGTCTAAAGGAATGCCAGCGTTGCCGCCAGATGGTTACCTTATTGCCCCTCACGTTGAGCTTGATCTTTCGTTGATTGGCGAAGCTAGTACAATCGATCCTTTACCCGATGACGTCGATGCCGCTGAGTAAACCCAAACGACTGCTTGGCGTTCGCACCGTTGCCCATCACCGCAGTCCCGTGCAAGAGCGCGAGATTGCGGCGCGGCTTGGAGGCAAGACCACCCCTGCCAGCGGCGCGCTCGATGTGAAAGGTGATGTTCGGATTAAGTCCGTTGCGCGTATTGAGTGCAAGACCACGGCCAACAAATCCTTCTCAGTGACCCGCGAGATGGTAACAAAAATCGAAGAAGCCGCACTTGGCGCTGGCGAAGTTCCCGCGCTCGTGATTGAATTTCTCTCCCAGACTGGAACGCCCGAATCTTCCGTGGCGGTCGTTCCTGTATGGGTGCTTGATGCGATTGCAAACCCTGCAAATTAGACCAGATGCCCTTACTCAATAACCTAAAACAAGTCAAAGCTGGCGTACGTTCTCGCCAAGTCAAACCCGCTGGACATTCATGGCCGAGCGATAATGTTGAATCAACTGACCAATCGTATGTTTCAAAGTGCGTGCGGTTGATGGACTCCGAGCCTGAGCAGTCACGCGCTGGTGGAGAACTGGTTCACGTGTCGGCTCTCATCAATGGCGATTGGTGCCCGCGTGCGCATCTCATCAATCAACGTCATCAGCAAAAGCACTTTGAAAATGTATTGCCGCAGATGCGCATTGTCTGGGCATTGGGCCGCGCGGCTGAGGCACATGTACGGCAGCAGTTCATCCGCGCGCATGGCAAGCATCGGGTGATTGGCAACTGGCAGTGCCTATGTGGCGAGTCGACCCGTGAGGGCGTTGGTGCTGAGTTTGTGAAATGTACTTGCTGCGGCAGCCCGATTGAAACCTACCGCGAGTTAGTGCTTCATGATTCCGAGCTTGGTATGGTTGGTTCGCCCGACCTCGTGTTCATCGCCGAGGATGGCGGCTACGAGGTAGTGGAAATCAAATCAATCAAGAAGGACGGATTCACCGAATTGACGGGGCCTAAGTTTGACCACGTCATGCAGTGCTACGGGTATGTCGACTTTTTGCGCCGCACCACTGGTCTGCGAGTTGGCGGGCGGGTGATGTATGTGGCCAAGGACTTCATTAGCCCGCGCGAGTCGCCTTACCGCGAGTATTCGATTACGCCGCATGAGTCGGCGGCCAAGCAAGTCTTGGCGACGTTGCGCCAAGGGCTCGGAGAAATGCGTGAGCATGCAAAAACCGAAACATTGCCTGAACGATTGGCTGTATGCTCATCGCCCGCAAGCAAACGCGCAAAGAACTGCGCCGCTTGCACCCTTTGTTTTTCACTTTGAACGCTATGCCCCGAAAATCAAAACCCGCCGCATCTATTCCCCTGCTGTCTCGTCCGTTGAGTGATGTTGACTCAATTCTTGGCATTGACCCGTCGCTCACTTCGACTGGCCTTTGTGTGATTGACCATCACGGCGCGTTGATTGAATCTACAACCTTAGGCTCAAAGAAAACTGGCCCCGCTAGGCTGGTTGAGCTACGCGATGCGCTTGACGCTTACTTCAAACGAACTCTGCCCACTGCTTGCGCGCTGGAAGGCTATTCGTTTGGAAGCAAGCACGCACGCGAAGCAGTGGCCGAATGGGGTGGCTTGATTCGCGTCTTACTTTACGAATGGAAAATCCCAACGTTGATCGTTCCGCCTATGACTTTGAAAAAGTTCGTTTTGCCGTCAGCTGGCAATTTACAAAAGAACCGAATTGCATTGGAAAGTTACAAGCGATGGAATGTATCATTTCAAACTGATGACGAATGCGATGCTCATGCACTAGCTCAACTTGCCTTGGTTCGCGTTCAAATCGAGACACGAACTAGCTTCGTTAATTCCTCGTGTGTTCGTATGACTTCTTCTGCGCAAAGTGCCTCGCGTCTCTGATGTGTAGAGGAAGAGGATTTGCCAAAGTGTATTCAAAAAATACACACAAAGGAAAAGAGGGCAAAAAGATGAGGAAAATTTGCACGTTTTGCAAATAGTTTGCAACTATTTAGGAGCTACAGGGCGCATAAACACAAGGATTTTAAAGATTTACGAGAAAAAGTTTGCAAAACGAAAGGGCATAAGGTAGGTTGATTTCGTTGCCAGCAAATAGGCAATTAACCAAACCAAACCAAACCAAACAAACGACCATGAAAAACCAAGTCAAATACGTCCAGCAAACCGCCGCCCTTTACACCGACTATGGAATCTTTTGCGATTCGATAGGCCCTGCCTCTCACCTGCGGATCGACGCATCGCTTCAGACCAACGTTGAGTCCAAACTCGGCTTTGCTTTCAATCATCGCGCCAAGCAAGGCGAAGCCGCAATCGAACTCGGATTCACGACGGAGTCCGGCAACTGCAAGCAAATCATAGGACTGTCAATTGAAGCAGCCGCCGCGCTTCGCGATCAACTCAACGCCATCCTCGGCTAACACTCACCAGAACCACCAGAATGAAATACCTACCGACTATCAACCTTTGGGAAACTGGAATCCAAGAAGCCATCCTTTGCGGTCAGTTGAAACTGCAATGCGGCCAATGGGTCAAATGCGGCGGAGGGAAACCTTCGCGATTCGTCAAGGCCAAAAAGCATTCCCTTTGGGTCGCGCACCCACAAGGCACGCCACAAGCCACGCTTGATCGATTCAACTCCCTCCGTGCAATCGCCTAACCAAACAAACGACCATGACACCGACAGACTTTGCCCTCGCCCCATTCGCCGCTGATATGTACGAAGCGCTTTGCTCGCTCACGCATCCTATGGCCTCAGATGAGGATCTTGAAGAGGCTCTCGCACTGCTGGCTGAGATCAGAGACGCACGCAAATCAGCCTCAGATCAACTCTTCCTCGCTGCCGCGCTGGCGCGCCAAGAGATAGCAAGCAAGTAAACATTACAACCAACCCCGACAACCAACCAACCAACATGAAAACGACCATGCAACTCAACCACATTGAAAAGAGCGCATTCAGACAGCGCGAGTACGTTGCCTACATCAACGGCCCCGTTTACATCCGCCGCTACTACGGCGGGTGGGAAAGCTACGAGTGCGGCAAGCCATATTTCAACGGACGCAACCTAGCCGAAGTTGACAAGCGCGTTGCCCAGCTGATTTCCAAGATGGAAACCAAGAAAGTTCTCGACCAGTACCGCGAACAGATGAAGGATTACAACCCCTCAGCCGAGCAGATGCACGAGATGCGAGCCGCGTTCGGCGCTGGCAAGGTGATCGTTGACGTCATCACTGGCCAACGCATTAAGCTCTGACTAACTCTCCCATAACCCCCAACCCCATAAAACAATGCCAAAGGCAAAAACAAAAACAACAAAGACGGCCACCGACGCCTTGGAAGTCGGCACAGTAATTAAGTTCATCGGTTTCCGCACGCCCATCAGCGGCGAGACCGACATCAACGTTGGCGACCAGCTGGTCATCGCATCTTACAATGACGATGACGGTAGCTACAATGTCGCTGTGGACTCGAAGTCCGTCGCGATCGAAACCTTGTTTCGTGATGAGTTCATCATCGATGGCGAGCCAGAATCCGAGACCGCCGCGCCGAAGGCAAAGAAAAAGAAGACCAAGCAAACTGATGCCGAGGCTGATGCGGGCAAGTCCAAGCCTGTTCGGGATAAGGCTGGAAAGACTATCCAGAAGTCTGATCAGTTGAAGCTCACCGCCTCCGTTAAAGCGGCGATGGCCGAGGCAGGAGGACTGATCGAGGCTGTGGAAAAACTGATTGAAAAATCCAGTGCCACTGACTTTACGATCGGCGGCCTGCTTGCCAAGATCGATGAGACCTCTGCCTTTGAAACGATTGTGGATGAGTACGGCGTATCGAGATATGGCACGGGCCATCGTGGCTTCGGTAAATTCGTCGAGGATCACCTTGGCATGAAGTATCGCAAGGCCAAGTACCTTATTAACATCTACCGCATTTGCACCGAGCGTGGAATCACTGAGTCTCAGCTTTCTGGAATAGGCTGGTCGAAGATGAAAGAGGCGCTTCGCGCATTGAATAACTCCGAGACTGATGTGGACGAAATCTTGGAAGAGGCCAAAACCCTTTCCTTTAATGAGTTTAAGTCATCGATGCGAAAGAAGGTAGTCGATGGCGGAGGCCGCATCCATGGAAATAGTAAAGCTGACCAGATTAACTTCAGCTTTCGCCTGTTCAATGATAAAGCGGCGCTATTGAAGGACGCACTGGCTTCAGCCAAGGCGACGCTTGGTATCGAAGGTGATGATGTGGTGAGTGATAGCCAAGCACTCGACCACATCGTGACCGAGTGGCTGAGCATGCAAGGCTAAGTTAGAACTGGTGGCTGGCTTACTAAGTGTAAGCCAGCCGCTTTAACCCAAATTAGAACAAGACCATGACCACCGAACAAATCTCAATCACTTTTGCAACTCTTGCAAATCGTCTCGAAGAAGCCTATGCCATTAGATGTGAAGCGCATGAGCAGGCTTGCCAGTACGTCGCTTTCGATTCATTCATCAGTGAAGATGGCCGTGATGGATTCCAGCTCCTCATCTCTGACGGCTGCGATGGCTACGAAATGCTGCACCAGTTTACCAATTCTGGAAATCCGATTCCTTTGTTTGACGAAGGGCGTCAGGCTTTAGCCATTGATGATGAAGGGGAAACCGTCACTTTGATGATCCTTGAAAAAGCCAACTTCGCCGCATAACCCTTACGAATCATGACTGTTAACCAAATACTAAAAATCAAGGACGCGCAACACGCCGAACTTGCCGCCCAGTCGGCCCTCAAGATTGCCCATCAAAAACTTTGTGAGGCCGAGTGGGCGAAGTACGCTGAAGTCCTTGAGGAACTGTGGCCACGCTTGAAGTTGAACCCCAAAAAGATCGACGCCACTTCGCTGAAATACGGCATGCACGGCGCGCGGTTTGGAATCCGGCCAAGCGAGGGCAAGATCATCTACTATTACAACGCTGGCGTCACTGGCGCTGGTGATGTCATCTACCGCGACAAAGCTGAGTTTGAGTCGTCGTTGATGGCTTGTCTGGCCCGCCACTTGGCTGAGTAAACCTTTACAACAATTGACTAAGTAGAAACAACCGACATGATAACGAAAAAATACATAGGTAGCCTGCCCCCTGAAACTATCGAACTTGCGAATGAAATTCACCGCGAGTTTATCCGAGGGGAGAACGAAGAAACCGAGGCAGCGATTGAACTTCACTCGCTTCTCAACTCTTCAATCGAAGACTTTATCCTTAACACTGAGCCGATTGACAACGTCATCGAAGAGTTTGAACAAGACCAGATTGAAGTCTTGTTAGTAAAGTCGAATAAGGGATGGTTTCCATCTGTTAGAACCAATCACATCGACGCGCCAGCAAGCACTATTGATGATGAACTTGCAGTTCCTTCCATTGAACAGGCGCTAGTCTGGGGCTTCGGAGACGCGATCATCGCACACGCATTGCACCAAGGAATACTGCTTACCGACTCCGCCGACGACGAACCAGACGAAGTCCTCGTTGATAACGTGATTAAGCAGATCGAAGAAGACTTATCCTTTGGTGACAGGACTGCGATAGCAGCACTGCTCTCCTTCGTCCCAAAACAAAATCTCCTAGAGTTTCTAAGTGAGGGGCTTCGCTGACCCAAGATAAAACGGAAACTAAGGCCATGATCGTTATCGACCGTTTGACCCCAATCCAGTGCGCCGACTGCGGCGACACAATCACTCCTGAGCAGATGCTTAGTGACGAAGTGAGAGTCCACAAGACCCGCGCCGGACTGCTTTGCGAGTGCTGCTATGAGGATTATCTCGACCGCAATTCTTGCGAAGATTAACATTTACAACCCTGACCTTTAAGCGTAGTGAACTATCTTCAAAAAATGAAAGTGAAGTTTATTCGACTCGTTATTGATGGAACCCGTGAGCGTTATGGGGAAGACGTTGACCCAAAAACGCATATCGAGCAAATCTACCTGTGCGCACGCTCGTATCGAGACATGGCTGAGATGATTAAGCAACGCCTTCCCGAAGAAAACCGCAGCGCTGCGGTCATCGCCATCAACGGCGTTAAGAGTTGGCCAAGCTCAATGAGGTGGATCAAACCGCAAGTCGGAGTATGGGTAGCCGCACGGAGAAATCCCATAACAGTCTTTCAAGTCATGAGCGACGGAACCCGCATCGAGATCGACTGAAGCAATGGCCAAAAAAGTAGACATGAGCGCTTGGTACTGGAGCGGCTTTTATCGGCGCGGTATCGTTTCGCTTGTGATGCGCACAATCCGAATGCGTAAGATCCCGATGCCCTTTATCTCGCGCGCTTGGCCTAGAGCCGCAATGGCGCAATTCCTTATCCCTTTTTCAATGGACTTTACGATTGCGCTGGCAACAATCATTTACATGGAACGGCAAAAGCTCACTGAGCTATCTACGAATGGCGATTATGACTTGCTGAAAAAGATCGCGCCGTCTGGAAGCCTGTCGCCGTTGTCATGCAACGCGGCTGTTAAAGAGATTTCGACTATCTGCGACCTTATTTCGGCATCCTCGTCGAATTTTAAGAAAGAGGTGACCCGGCCATTCCTTCGTGCGTCTGTGTATGAGTTTGCGCTTTTACTTTTGCTCGCTGTCTTTGCTTTGATGCCGACGTGGTTCGTTTATGCGCTTGCTATCGGCAAAGCAACTTACGCAAGCGCCGCACTAGCGGCTATCTTTTGCTACCTTATTGCGCTTCCAAAAGCGTTAAGGCTTTTTACCCATACCACTCTTGTCCAAGGCGAACAGCCTCGGATACCTTGAAATATGAACAACCCACACCCAAACAAAATGAAATACAGAGAGACTGAATCCACCCGCGAAGGCCGCTCGTATCGCGGCGTAATTGGAGCTGACCCGCTTGCCACGATTGCTGTACTCAGCGCGATTCGCGAGCGAAAGTTGAGCGAGAACAAACCCACCCTGCTTGCCCGTATCTTTGGCTTCAGCCGCGCCTACTGGATTGGGGGCAGAGCATGAGCCAGCAAAAGTTTGCCTTTAGTGAGTCTGTCAAAAGACCCAAAAAACCACTCCGCAACATTGCCTTTGATTTCTCAGCGTCTATTGAAACGCGAAAGTCATTCGAAAAGTTGACCGTGGATGAACTTGTTGACGCGATGCGCAAACGCTTGAGCGCCGTCAAGAAGGCTAATGAAATCGAAGCCTTTGGCTTCTGCGATGAATACGAAATCGACGAACTGATCTCCCTATGAACTACCACACCCTTGAAGAATTGGTTCAATGCGTCAAAGACTGGGGCATTGAAAAAGGCATAACTGGCGACACTGGCAAAGGCACGCTCCTTGGCCAGCTTGATAAAAGTCAGGAAGAGTTGACTGAGACTCGCGACGCCGCAGTCAAGCTGCTGCATCCTGCAAACGATGCCGCGCAGTGGACTGCGTTGGATGAGCTGAAGGATGGGATCGGCGACACTACCGTGACCTTGATTCTGCTCGCTGAACTTGCTGGCTTGAACTTCCATGATTGCCTTGCGCAAGCCTACGATGAGATTGCTGGACGAACGGGCAAGATGATTGACGGCGTATTCGTCAAAGATTAACCTCAAACTAAAAAGCAATGAACAACGAACAGACCGCTCAGAGCATAACCCTTGACCGCAAAACTTTTGACGACTTAGTCAGTGCCTTAAAGTGCTGCGCTGCTGACCTCGAAGGATTGACGTCTAGCCATCGCGAAGAGTGGGAGCAACGCTCGCTCGACGAAGCGACTAGAGTTCTAGCGCACTTACCTGCGTAAAGGGTTGCGTGAGGCTACCTCATTGAAGAGGAAGAGCCCTTACCAAAAGTGTATTCAAAAAATACACACAAAGGAAAAGAGGGCAAAAAGATGAGGAAAATTTGCACGTTTTGCAACTAATTTGCAATTTTTAAGGAGCTAGAGGGCGCATAAACACAAGGATTTTAAAGATTTACGAGAAAAAGTTTGCAAAACGAAAGGGCATAAGGTAGGTTGATTTCGTTGCCAGCAAATAGGCAATAAACCAAACCAAACCAAATACGACCATGAATCCAATCCAACTCCACCACAACCAAGTCGTTCGCGGCTTCGGCTTCAGCCAATACGCCAAAAAGATTAGAGTCCGAACGGCTCGTGGATATGCCCACGAATGCAATTCAGACCCAGAAGAGGCTCACGAGCATTGCCTAATGCGTGGCCACGACACTGCTTGGGCTAATCAAAAGCCAGCCATGCTTACCGCTGACTACGCAGGAAAAGCCGAAGAGCTTGAAAAAGAGCGCCAAGAAATCAGGGACTCAGTAATTCTCGACAACAAACAACTCGTCATCATCGAAGGCGAAACTTTCAAAGTCCTCCTAGCCGGTGATCAGTACAGCGACCCGATCCACTTCAAGCGCATCTAACCAACCCGCCGGGTTCCATCCCCGGCTAACCCTAACCAACCAAAACCAAAACCAAAACCAAATACGACCATGAAAAAAGACATCTACGAAATCGTCACCGAGCAAATCATTTCGCAACTCGAAGCTGGAACAGTGCCATGGCGCAAGCCGTGGAAAGCCGAGAACGGCGGAAACCCTGCTAACTTTATCAGCCGCAAGCCTTATCGCGGCGTCAACTGGTTCCTCCTTGGATTCGCCCCGTATGCCTCGCCCTACTGGCTGACCTTCAAGCAAGCTACTTCCCTTGGCGGCTCAGTGCGCAAGGGCGAAAAGGGAACGCCGATTGTCTTCTGGAACTGGGTTGACTCCAAGACCGAAAAGAAAGCCGATGGCACGCCGAAGAAAGTTCCTTTCCTGAGATACTTCACCGTCTTCAATGTCGAGCAATGCGACGGTCTTGCGGTCGATGAAGCACCCGCCAACCTGCCAGAGTTCAACCCGATTGAGGCGGCGGAAAAGATCGTGGCCGAGATGCCAAAGGCCCCCCGCATCAATCATGGAGGTGGGCGTGCTTTTTATCGCCCCTGCGAGGATAGCGTGACGATGCCGCCGCGTGAGTCATTCGATGCCGAGGGCAATTACTACTCAGTCCTTTTCCATGAGCTAACCCACGCCACGGGTCATGAGTCGCGCTTAAACCGCGCTGGCGTTACGGAGCTGGCGGCCTTCGGTGATGAGTGCTACGCCAAGGAAGAGTTAGTCGCCGAGATGGGCGCGGCCTTCTTGAGCGCCTCAGCGGGCATTGAAAACACTTTGAAAACAAGTGCCTCGTACATTGCCTCATGGCTCAAAGCGCTCAAGGATGATTCTAAGCTGGTGGTGCAAGCCGCCGCGCAAGCACAACGCGCCGCTGACTTCATAATGGGCGTGCAGTTCAATAACGAATCCGCTGATGCCTAAACTTCCGGCGTGGGTTCAATCCCCGCGCCTCTTAAACTACCAACTCGCCAACCAAATAAATTAACGCTATGTCTGTAATACATGACCAACCTTTGACTTGCGCTGATTGTGGGCAAGTCGTCAGTCCAGCGCAAATGAAGTCCGATGAGATTCGAATGCACCGTAGCAAGATCGGCATCCTTTGTGAGCTTTGCTTCGAGGACTATGTTGATAGAACCGCACTAGGAGATTAACCCATGAACATATTCTGCTTAGATCAAGATCCAGAAAAAGCGGCGAGGGACTTATGTGATGCCCATGTCATCAAGATGATTGTTGAGTCTGCTCAAATGCTGGCTAACTGCTTTACCTTGGAACGCCTTGCCGCGAATGATTGTCCCCGCAATAGTAACGGCAACCCACGCTCGCATGGGTACTCAAACCACCCTTGCACGCGGTGGGTTATGGCCTCTTCTGAAAACATGGATTGGCTGATCCTTCACGCGCTGTCTATGTGCCATGAAAAAAAGCGCCGCTATGGCGGGTCTCACTTTTCTGAGAAATTTATTCGATGGTGCGACTTGCGCTACAATGACTCGCTCGTTCCTCTTGGTGGGCTGACCGACTTTGCTATCGCCATCTCAGACCAGCAGCAATGCCGCAAGCATCAAGGGTTTGATGGCCTTACGGCAGTTGAAAAGTATCGCCTGTACTACATCTACGATAAAAGTAGTTTCGCTAAGTGGAAGTTTTGCTCCCCGCCTAAATGGTTCACCGCTGGGCTTGGTCGCTTGTCGCTCAAGCAGAAAGGAGGTGCGCAATGATTAAGCCCATGCTCGCGGCATCCTTTGATGCTGAGGCGCACACGCTGCGCTTTCCGCTGATTGCCTCACCGAAGCTGGACGGAATCCGTTGCCTTGTGATTAACGGCATGCCAAAGACGCGCTCGCTCAAACCCATTCCAAACAGCCACATCAGCGCGACGCTGACACGGCCTGAGTTCGATGGCTTTGATGGCGAGTTGATGGTGGGCGATGGCGCATCATTCCAAGATGTCACATCTGGGATTATGACGCGCGGCGGCAAGCCCGACTTCGCCTTCCATGTCTTTGATACCTTCACCAGTCCCGCGCTACCGTATGAGCAACGGGTCAATCAGTACATTTTCAGGATTGCAAACCTTGCAAAAAAGCACCCGTTCCTGAAGGCGGTTGAAACCAAGTTCATTCGCGACCGCATCGAGCTGGACGACTATCTGGACTCATGCTTGACGCGTGGATACGAGGGCGCAATGATCCGCGCCCCGCGAGGAGTCTACAAGTTCGGTAGGTCAACCTTCAAGGAAGGCCACCTCATTAAACTCAAACCTTTCGAGGACGACGAGGCCGAGATCATCGACTTCGAGGAACAGCATCGCAATGATAACGAGGCCACCACCAATGAGCTTGGTCATACGCGCCGCTCGTCGCACAAAGAAAACCTCACGCCGCTTGGAACCCTTGGCGCGTTAGTACTTCGCCATGAACGCTTCGGCGACTTCAACCTAGGCACTGGCTTTGATGCCGCGCTGAGGAAAGAGATATGGGACAACCGCAAAAACTATCTTGGAAAGCTCGTCAAGTTTCGCTATCAGTCAATCGGTATGAAGGACAAGCCGCGCATCCCGTCGTTTCTTGGCTTTCGCCACCCAGAAGACCTCTAACCATAAACCCACATGAATACTGACACCCACACTGACTGCGCAAGTCTGCAAAAAGAACTCGACCGCTGGCAAGAGTCAGCGCGTAATTGGTTCGACAAATACGGAGCTGCGATAACTGAGGCGAACATCTCAAACGAGGAAGTCGTTAGGCTTCGTAAGCAGTTGCGCCATTGTTCAGAACAACTGCACAACCTTAAAACTCAACTTGCTTACGCCTTGACTGAGGACGATCATCGCATAAAAGCAATCCTCTCCGAAATACTCAACCCTCGCCTAGACTAATGCCCTACCACCCAGACAAAAGAATCTCCGACGCCATTGAAGTATGCCTTGGTGATGATGAAGTGATCCTACTCGCCGACGGCTTTGAATCCTGCTTCCTAGGAATTGCGAGGCAGTTCGGAAAACCATTTGCAGTCTACGATCAGCAAGCGTGCATCCGACAACTCATGGAATCCATGACGCTTGAGGAAGCCGAGGAATACTTTTCCTACAACGTTGAAGGCGCATGGGTTGGCGAGAATACGCCAGCGTTCATCATCTTGGCCGCAGAAAAGGAGGACGCGCAATGAGCTACGTTGACGAAGCAATCGACCGCATCCTTGCCGACAAGCGGATGTATCAGGCTGAATGCAATTCACTTCGCCATGAACTTGAGGCGTGGAAGACTGAGGCCCTTGAGCAATCCAAACTCCTCGCCTCAAGCCTCAAACGGATCGAAGAGCTACTCGCCGAGAATGAAAAGTGGCGGCGGTTGGCAGTGACCAGACAGGACGCGTTGCGAGACCTATCCATCTAACCCACATGAACGACCCGCTCAAAACGCAAGTCGCTGGAACCCATTACAAGCATCTCGCAATCCAGCCAGCCGAGTACTGCCAGCTCAACCGCCTCCCCTACTGCGAGTCGAGCGTGATTCGCTATGTCACGCGCCACCGCGAAAAGAACGGTAGGCAAGACATCGAAAAGGCAATCCATTGCCTTCAGCTTTTACTTGAACTCGAATACCCAGAAACAAAATGATAAGCGACGAGTACGGAACAGGGTGGAGTCCGCCAGAGGACTCACCAAACCTTCGGGCTGAGTTGGTTTGGGCGAAGGAACAGATCGGTTTGCTTGAAGAGCAAGTGACTTGCGCCCTAGGAGTCATCCGACGCATGGAACGCGACAGAGACGACGCACTCCAATTTGCAATGTTTGCAAATGCGACAAAGGATGAGCTTACCAAGCTAGTCGATAGCGCACTGACTGATTACAACCTAGGCGGCGAGATCGACCCAGACACTCTTGAAGCCCTCGCGATTGCAGTAGAAAGAAACCAGCAATGAGTGACCAACAAGAAACCGACACACCAGACATAACCGCCTTTGGCTATGATAGTTTTGAGTCGAGATGGATCGTCCAATTGGAAAGCGAACTTTATGAAGCGCGCAAGCAACGCGAGGAGGCGAGGGTGATAGCATCTAAATATGAAGACCGTTATTTTGAGACCAAAGGGCAACGCGACACAGCACAGAAAGCTCTGTTTTCTGCTATAGAAGATTACGAGGAAGCTATCGAGCAACGCGACAGGCTGGCGGAGGTGCTCAATGATCTTTGGCATAATTATTCACTAACAGGTGCAGCATACGAGTTAATCGAGAAAGCACTCGCCGCCGTGAAAGGAGAACATCAATGAGATACGAAATCAAAACAACTCATGACGACTACGACTGCGAAACTTGCGGTGGTAGTTACGCGGAAGGCTACCAAATATACCGTGACGGAAAGCTAGTCCACGAAATGAAGCCTGTTGCACATTGCTACGGCGGAGAGAGTTTTACAGTCGAAGATTGGGCTATATGGATTATCCGTGATCTTGGACATGACGTATGGATTGATGGTTGGGAAGCCGCAATCGAAGCCGTGAAAGGAGGGAGCCATGAGTGAAGAGAACTGGTATGTAGCGGATGAGCGCGAAGATTATGACTTCACCATAACAAGCGGATATGACACGATTTGCGGAAATATCGGCGGAAATACAATTGGCGAACAGATTGACCTTGCAAACCGCATTGCTAAGTTACCCCAGCTCGAATGCGAGCTTGCTGAGGCGCGCGAGCAACGCGACGGGCTGCAACGCGAGCTTTCCGAAATGACAGCCTATGCCGATAAGCTGGCGGCTGGCTTTCCAGAAGGAATGTTGCCAAAGGACGTAGAGGTTCTCCGTGAAGCCAACGCAAAACTTGCCGAAGAGGTTGGCGAGTACAGAGGGCTACTGATTGAACTCTACAATGACATCAATGTCATCCATTCAGGCAATGCCGTTGCCAAACTCAACCGCCTTATGCGCGACGAAAACTACAACTGATGAAAACACCAGAAACAGACGCAAATGAATACCCTGCCAGCACCTTTGTTGGCGCTGGGCTAGAAGTGACAGTCGTTCATTCCAACTTAGCCCGTAAGCTCGAAAAAGAGCGGGACGAAGCGCGGGAGTTCGCAAAGTACGTCAATCAAGCATCGCTAGAGATGGAGAAAAACCTATTTGAGGCGCGATCTAACGTCAAAAAGCTCGAAGAAGAACTAGACGACGCGCTGGCTGAACTCCAAAGCATGACAAGGAAAAGAGACAACGCGCTGCTGTCGATTGCGACGCTAGGCGATCAGCATGAACGCGAGTGCGCCGAGCTAAAAGAAGAGCGAGACGCTTGGAAGAGTGAGGCGCTAATTATGGATGCTAGACTTCGCGGGGTAAAACATCCGAACGACAATGGAATCGTTTCACCAGATGAGGTCATTCCAAAACTAGAGAGCGAGATTGTTGCGCTAAAAGAAACCGCTGAACGTTACCGACTCGCCGCCAATCTGTTTGAAGTAGAGGCCATGCAACTCAAGGATCAGCTCAAAGAGTGTGACGAAGCCATAAGTGCTTGTCTTAGCAACTTTTCATGCAGGACGTTCGTACCGCTTAACTGGGAACTACCACCATCCAAATGAACCAAGCAGGAAAAGGCCATGCGCCGCGCCCCGTAAACGGCGAAGTATTTCGGAACAACCACGACGACATCTTCCGCAAGGAGGCCAAGTCGTTTAAGTGCCCGCATTGCGGCAGCGACAAAGATCCATTCTTCTCACGGGTTGAGCCAATGGGGGATTACTGCCCTGACTGCGGAAAGAACGTTGATGAGTAAGCGCCAATGCGACGAATGCCTTGAGCAAGCGCGGCTGCTGGCAATGAGCGGCGAGCGTGAATCCGCGCTGCGCGGAAAGCTATTCATGATGGAAAGGGCCTTGTCGAGAATTGCGGCGGCGGAAAACTCTACGGTAGAGGAATTGCGGCAACTGGCAAAGAACGGCCTGAGCTGGAATAAGCCCACGTGGCCGAACGACGACAATCCCTTTGAGTCGGCGGACCACGACAATGACGACTTCACTTATGACGAGCTACGAGCATGGCCAGTCTGCTGAAATTAGTTTGCAAACCTTGCAAATCATTGCGTGAGCTTGTCCAGCCGTTTGCTGGCCGAGTCCCAAGCTGGCCAGAATAACTCATCGAGTGCACGGACGATTGGCTCTTGCTCGTAGTTTTCGCTGTAGGCAACGCCGCTGAGATACAATGCGGCTTCGACCATCTCATGCCGCAGAGTTTCGCGAAGGAGCTTACTATCCTTGAGCGTCTTCCTGTCGAGTTCGATCACCTTCGCATCGGGAGAATACTGCCCGTAGCAATCCTCAAGATTCTTCACGCGTATCGGTATCTTGTGGCCAGCGATGGAAACGCTCTTGAGCATCGGGCGCATGATAAGCCATAGGATAACCGCGTCCAGTCAAATGAGTTGGCGAAAGGTTTGTTACTCGTAGGAGTCCTTGCCAGTAACAACTTTTCAAAATTGCAAACGTTGCAATTTCTTTTGTGACAGAAAAGCTGTGCGATTTGTCACAAACTATTTCGCACAAGTTGCACACCAATAGCTTGACAGCATTTGAGGATTAAGATTGTCTGGTGACTCACCCGCTGTGACCCCAGAACTCAAACCAGCATTTACCAAGGGCAACCGCTACTTGTTTGACCCGTCCGCTTACGCTTGGAACATTCCAAGTGGCACGCGCTCGTTTGCGCTGATCGAAAACTTCACCAAGTCAAAACCATGAAAACGAAAACTGAGTGTAATTTACTGCTCGTGAGTCAGCCAAACTCCGGCTCAACTTGGTTTTCAAACTGCATCGCTAAGGCAAATCCGTCCATTTCGATGTACCCTAAAGAGTTCTTTAACCCTGTACTAAATCAAAAGTACTATGAGGCGCTTTCGCCATACTTAGGTTGTGAGCTTTACCCGTGCGTAGGTAATATCCCGAAAGAACTTGATTCGGACACGGTGGATAAAATCTTGGATTCGTCGTGGAATAAGGAGCCCTACAACTTTACCAAAGAAGTATTTTTCTCATTCTGTGCGGAGGCATTCTCAAAACGTTTCCACACGTTTGGCGTAACTAGAAACATCTCCTACACCTTTCCGCCCCTTACTGTTAGGGTAGTCGGCTGGTACGTGGCCTGCTTTCATTCAATCCTGTCGCATGGGTTGGTTGATTGTGAATTGAAGGAGTTTCTACGCTCAACGGCTACTGACCTTCGGAGACAGGCCGTGGCGGGTTGGCAGCTTATGAGGTGGAGGATGGATTGGGCGTTCACTCAAATTGGCTGCGAGGTCTTTGACTTCGACCAGCTAATGACTTCAAGTGAAGACGCTCTTGTAGAGTGCTTAACAAAGATACAGTCGCCGTTTATTGATCCAGAGTTGACGGCTAAACAGATCATTCAATCTAGGTCAGCACCTACTCCTGCCGGTCTGAAGCCTCACGCGGCAGAGTGGAGCACTGCGCTAGAGTATCATAGCGATCTGGTGAGGCGTTTCGAGCAGCCGTTTATGATTCGTATCTCGCCATATGGATCGGTGAACACTAGCAGTGTGGCCATGCAGATACGCCGTGACATTCTTGCAATAAGAGAGCCATGGATGACTAGCCCACACACAGGCTGGGCACAAGCAATGGAGGCAGTGCTGAGCGTTCCCTCGCTGCGGGAGAGTCACTAATCGCCGATAATCATGAGCGCGAAACTAGAGAATCTATTCCCTATCTATGTGCCCTCAAAGGGAAGGGCAAACTCCGCTACTACTCCCAAGCTACTTCTGAGGAACAATATCCCATTTCGTTTAGTGGTGGAGCCGCAAGAAAGCGAGGCTTACGCAAACCAATATGGCGAAGATAGGATTCTCGTATTGCCTAAGGATAATCAAGGGATTATCTTTTCTCGTAATTTCTGTAAGCGACATGCCCGTACTATGGGGGCAAAGTGGCACTGGCAAATAGATGACGATCTTATTTCATTTCGCCGAAGAGTTGGAATCATTGATGGAAAATTTAAGGCCGAACGGTGTGAGGCTCTCGATGCCTTACTGGGCGTTCAAGAGTTTGTTACACAGTTTAAGAACGTAGCGGCGGCATGTCCAAAAGCACAAGGGGCGGTGTTTAATGAGCCGCGCCCATTCCTAGTGAACCAGCTGATTTACACCTGTGGGCTATTTCGCACAGATGTTGACGCATGGTGGCGCGTTATTCCCGGAGACACTGACTATTCTCTTCAAGTACTTAAACAAGGATGGGTAACGCTACTTTGTTTTCAATATCTTCAACATTCAGCTAGTTCGGATGCCATAGCGGGTGGTATGCAGGATGTAAGGGGTGGCGCTACTGGAAGACTTAATCATCTACGTAATCTCAAAAAATTATGGCCAGACGACATAAGTCTAGTCGCGTGTAATCACTTTGGTAAAGCCAGCGGAAGGGCTAGCTGGTCTCAGTTCAAGCAACGCCCTATTCTTAATAATGGCAAGGCTATTGAAATTCCTCGAAAATAGCCTCCGACAAAATACTTAATCACATGACAAACAATAAAAAAGAAAAAGCTGTAAATGCCGTAGACTCGCTAGGCTTAGATACCCTAGCGTCTAACCCTAAAAACCCTCGTAAAGAATGGCGAGATGATGACCAGCGAGAGGCATTCAGAAAATCGCTAAAAGAGTTCGGCGACCTTTCGGGTATCGTGTTCAATACGACCTCTGGACATTTAGTCGGTGGTCATAAAAGGTTGGCAGAGTTCAAGGAAGATAGCGCGGCTACTAAGTCAGTTGAGTTAATACTGCCGAGTGCGGATGAGGCCGGGACTCTTGCCTACGGTTACGTAGTCCTCAGCACGGGTACGCGCTTTGCCTATCGTGAAGTTAAGTGGAACGATCAAAAAGAAAAGGCGGCGATGATTGCGGCGAATCGTTGGAGCGCTGAGTGGGATTTCCCTGCCTTAAATGAAATACTTACGGAGCTTTCAACAGAGGAGCTTCCGTTTGATCTTGAAATCACTGGCTTTGATGGCGCTATTCCTCCTATGGGGGATGAGGATGGACTTGGTATGCAAGGGGATTCGGATGAGTCCTCGGAGAATACTGAATCAGCGTACACTGGAAAGGTTGTCGTCCCTATCTACACTCCAACTGGTGACAAACCTAAAGTGGCTGAGCTTGCAGGGCTTAAAAAGTACAATCAGTTTATTGAGGAAATCGAAAGTGCTCAAATAGACGATCAAGAAGTTGCCGATTTTCTTAAATTCGCAGCTAGTCGGCACATCGTGTTCGATTATGGTAAAGTCGCCGAGTACTATGCGCATGCGCCGAAAGAGGTTCAGCGTTTAATGGAAAACAGTGCCTTGGTTCTAGTGGACTTTAATAGGGCCGTTGAGCTTGGTTATGTTAGGTTGACTGAACGGGTCAAAGCCTTGTATGCCCAAGACCATTCGGATGAGCTTTCCACTGAGGACACTAACGATTGACCATTACGATGAGCAAGCTAACACAAAATGCAGGCCCGCCGAAAGCAAACTGGCAAACCTTGCCGGAAACCTTTGCCGCGTTTATTCTTACGCATGGAAGACCAGACAATGTAAGAACGTATGATGCCATAAAGACGGCAGGGTACAAGGGGCGTATTATTCTTGTCGTGGATAACGAGGACAAGAAACGAAATGCGTACAAGGAAAAATTCGGGGATGAAGTTGTGATCTTTGATAAGAAAAAGATTTCCGAGACTTATCCTAACTGTGACAACTTTACTGATCGTAGGGCTGTAGTCTATGCTAGGAATGCTTGCTTTGAGATCGCCACCGAGCTTGGCATTACTCATTTTATCCAACTAGACGACGACTACACGACGTTCTCTTACCGTGCAAATGCTAACGGAGAGTTTATCTCGCAAAAGAAACTACTTTCGTTAGATGGACTATTTGCGGCGCTCGTGGAATTTATGGACGCTACGCCCACGTCAGCCGTTGCCATTGCGCAAGGCGGGGACTACATCGGCGGGCATGATAACTCTTACTTCAAGAACGGTTGGCGATTACTTCGCAAGATAATGAACTCGTGGGTATGTCGGACAGATCGACCTTTTACGTTCTGCGGTCGCATGAATGAGGATGTAAGCGCGGCAGTGCTTAACGGATCACGCGGCCATCTTTATTTTACACTTACACAAGCACAGCTTACACAAGTCCCGACTCAAGCTGCGGCGGGTGGCATGACAGAGGTGTACATGGATAACGGTACGTATCTAAAATCATTCTACACGGTCATACAGCACCCATCATCCACAACCGTTTCAGAGCTATGGACAACTAATCGCCGCTTTCACCATAACACAATGTGGAATAACGCGGTGCCTAGACTTATTTCTGAACAGTGGCGTAAGCCGTAAATAAGCCATGCACTACGATTACTTGATTGTCGGCGCGGGTATCGCGGGCCTTACCTTTGCTGAGAGGGCGTGCAGCGCTGGGCGCAAGTGCCTAGTGGTTGACCGCCGCGAGCACATAGGCGGGAACTGTTATGACATGCTCGATGGGGCAGGTGTGCTAATCCACAAGTACGGCCCTCATTACTTTAGAACCAACTCTGCTAGGATTAAAGACTACCTTTCGCTTTTTACTGAATGGCTACCAGTTGAGTACAAAATCCTATCTAAAATAGATGAGGACTACTGGAACTTTCCCATAAACTTAAACACATTCGAGCAGTTTATTGGAAGGCCGTCGACCAGTGAGGAGATGAGTGAGTGGCTCGATACACACCGCATTGAAATTGCAAACCCTGCAAATTCTGAGGAGGTCGTGGTTTCTCAGGTTGGATGGGAACTTTATGAAAAATTCTTCAAGGGCTACACGATGAAACAGTGGAAGCGTCATCCAAAAGACCTCGACGCCAGCGTTTGTGCGCGTATCCCAATTAGGATGAACCGCGATGACCGCTACCTTCAAGAGAGTTTTCAAGCAATGCCGAAGGAAGGGTACACGGCTATGTTCAAAAAGATGATTTCGTCATGCGGTAGTCTACTTACCGTAGTCCTAAATGAGGATTATCTCGATACCGTTAAAAACGTAACGTTTAATCACATGGTGTACACAGGCCCGATTGATTCTTTTTATGACCATAGGTTCGGTGCGTTGCCTTACCGCTCGTTACGATTTGAGCATGAATCCTTTTCTGAAAAGGAGCTTGGGGGAAGTTTTTATCAACCAGCCGTACAAGTTAATTACCCTAGTGAGTCAATTCCCTTTACCAGAACTGTTGAGGTAAAGCACATAACGGGTCAAACATGTGAGAATACGACGGTGGTTCGTGAATATCCCGATGATTTTTCCTTAGGAAAAGAGGCGTACTATCCCGTACCGTCAGTTGAGTCCTCGGTCATTTACAAAAAATACAAGGAGCTTTCCGATTCTGAAAAGAATGTCTCTTTTATTGGCAGACTTGCGACTTATCGTTACTACAACATGGATCAGGTTGTCGGGATGGCCCTTGCTGAAGCAAGCCGCCTTATTCCGTCGCACTAAATCTAAATAGCTTATGAAAGAACCGAAACAAAAAGCAGCGCCTCGGCGCAGACGTTTAATTATCAATGAAGAAAAGAATACAGTTTCATTGGCTGAGCAGCGTGAGAAAAAGAAGGCCAGTGATAAGCAGAAGTTCCTTGTCATGCTAGATGAGCACCTCGGAATCATTTCCTATGCTGCTCAGCAGGTAGGTATTCCTCGCCGCACTATCTACGAATGGATGGAGCAAGACCTAGACTTCCAGCGCAAGGTAAAAGAAATTGACCACAAGCAACTTGATTTCGTCGAACGCAAGTTGCTGGAGAACGTCAAGAACAACGATACGCGGGCGATTACCTTTTACTTATCTACTAAAGGACGCGGTCGTGGTTATTCGACGCGGGTTGAATTGACCACCCCTGCCGACCAGCCACTTAAAGGTGAGGTCTCAATCGTAGGTGACGCTAGAGAAGAGATGAGTGGCAATGCCTTGGGCAAAGCCCTGCAAGCGGCCATGCGCGCGTTCCCATCGGCCTTTACGGACGCCTCACGAATAGCGGCAAATAACAAGGACGTCGATCTGAAGTAATCTTGAATGCCAAGAAAAAAACCATCGCTTGATGAGACTGAGACTGCGCCTGATCTCGATGATGCGGCGTTCTTGGTCTTGTACAAACGTCTGACAGCAGTTGCTCAAGAGGATTTTCTCTCGTTTCTGCACGTAATGTTTCCTCAGAATGACTCAGCCAGCTATGTGATCGGCGAGCTTCACCAGTTTCTTGCCACTAAAGTTCAAGGCGTAATAACAGGCCAGTGTGCACCACGCCAAGCAGTGAGCGTTCCTCCTCAGCATGGTAAGAGTCGCCTGCTTGCAGTTCGTGCCGTGGCATGGTTGGTCGGAAGCAAGCCCGGAATTAGCGTCGCTATTACCGGGTTCTCTCATTCGCTGCTAACTGATTTCATTCGTGAGATTAAAAACATTATGGGTTTACCGGCCTATGCGCGGATCTTTCCGAACATTGCCCCAGTGTTTGGACGCGACCGCGCGGATAGTGTTTACTTTTCTAATGGGTCGTCGATCATTGCAAAATCGGCTGGGTCTAAGTTGACTGGACGCAAAGTTGACTGGCTTATTATTGACGATGCGCACGCGGGACGTGCAGAGGCCGAGTCATCTTTGCAACGTCGTCGAGTGATCGAATGGTACTTCGCCGACTGCGCAACTCGACTTAGCCGAAACGCTAAGGTGTTCATTATCGGAACGCGCTGGCATCCAAATGACTTAATCGGTCACTTGACAAGTGAAGACTACGTTGCGCAACTCAAGGCTGAGGGCCAAGGCTCGTCTGCGTTTGAAGTGACCAACCTTAAAGCCATCGCAGATTCAAATGATCCATTGATGCGCGGCGAGGGAGACCCGCTATTCCCTCAAGAGCGACCGTTGTCCTTCTTGCTTGGATTGAAGGCGGCGCTGCCCGCCTATGAGTGGTCGAGTCAGTACGAGGGTACGCCTCGAACCGCATCATCGGGACAGGCGGATTTATCGAAGTTGCGGTACATTGAGCGATCAGAATTACCAGATGGCTTAACCCTGACGCGAGGATGGGACTTGGCCATTACTGAAAAGCAATCCGCAGACTTTACCGCTGGCGCGCTATGCGGGTGGGATGGCGACCAGTTTTACATCGTGGACATATTCAAACGACAGTGGGCGTGGGCGAAAGTTCGCGGCCAGATGATTGAACAGGCGCTCCGTGACCGTGAGAAGATGAACGTTTTGCGGATTGCGGTCGAAGGCGTGGGAGGTTTCGATGCCATTTACCAAGACGTCAAAGCATCCTTGCTCGGCAACATCGCAGTCCACAAACGCAACCCACCTAGAGGCGGAAAACTCTTGCGTGCGCAGCCGTGGTTAAATTTGATCGAGGCCGGACGCGTGACTATCGTTCGCGGCCTATGGACAAAAGAGTTCGTCGAAGAGCTTGAGCAATTCCCAGAAGGGATACATGACGACCAAGTCGATGCCGTTTCGATTGCGCATGAGGAGTTGACGACGCCTCTTCCGAAACTACTAATTGCATAAGTTGCAAAAAGTGATTGCGAAATTTCCTTCAGACGCTAAGTTCTGCCCACCTATGACCCTGACCCCTATTAACGACCTAGTCCTCGTCTGCATGGACGACCGCAAAACTGAGACCGCTGGAGGCATTGCCCTGCCGCAAATCTCTCAAACCACCGAAACATGGGGAACCGTGCAAAAGGCTGGCCATACCTGCGAAATGGTTTCCGATGGTGATAGCGTGTATGTCCCAGCCCACCTTGGGACTCATGTTGTCTTGCAGGGAATCGACTACATCCTCATTCAAGAAAGCAAGCTGTTGGCGAAACGCGAGGCAGAGTAAGCGGATGGCCCGAACCGTCAAGATCCCCACTGGGGTTGCCGTCCACATCCCGCTAAACTCGGTAGTTGAAATCGACGGCGTCAAACTCAACCTTGGGCAACTTTTCGCCGCAATCCAGCAACCCAACGCTGAGGCGCTGTTCGCGTTTAAGAGAATCGGCAATGTATTGAAAATCACCAAGATTGACAATACGGACGCCGCGATTGAGTTCCTGATCGCTGCGACTCACCGAAAGCGCGAGCGGGCGTCAATCGTCAAGTAATACTTGCAACTTCCTGAGAATCCTGTCACCGTCACGTCCATGCAAGTAAGTCACTTACATAAGCTCATTCTCATAGAGAACCCGCGTTGTGCCAACTTCTCCGTGGCCGACATGTTGCAAGCAGAGCCGATTGAAGGTTTTGCAAGGTTTGCAACCGCCGCCGATTTGAAAAGCGAAGGCGCGTTGCCCCCGCAGTTCGAAGGTTATTCGGTAATGGTAGCGGTTCGTAATCCGTTGGAGCGATTCGTGAGTGCAATCAGTCTCACTATCAGCAAGTCATTCGATGAATTTACCAAGCAAGAGATTGCCGACTATGGCGGCAGCGCATTTGAGGACTTGGCAATTTACTTGTCTGACTTCAATACGCTAACCAGCGCAACCGAAGGAGCGATTGAATGGTTCAAAACTGCTAACGAATGGCCGACAATCTTCAAGTCTCAGATCGACTACTTGAGCGGTGACCCTGACCTTGTCGTTGCGTTTACGACGCTTGCCGAGTTCGCCAACGCTCATAAGAACTTTGAGCGCGGGTTGAATGCACTCAACTTCGATATGATTCGGTCTCGTGAGGTTCGCTACGTCGCTAATGAGTTCAAAGCGCCGCTTACCGAATTGCTGATTGAAGATGTCAACCGACTCAAGACTCAACCCGTGTGGACGCGAGAACCAAATCTAACCCGAACTGCTGAAGGCGGTGGATGCGGTGGCTGCGGAAAGAAAACCGTTCCCGCTGCCAAGCCAGTTGAGGACGTTGCCTTCCCAAAGGACTGAGAAACTACTGATAGTTGAAAAACGACCTTAACCATTTCGCGCAATGCCATTCTGGATCTTTAAGAATACGCCAGCCAAACTCTCAGACCTCAGCTACAATGATCGAAAAGAGTTGTTCAGCGTTGCCGAGAAAACTGTCCTCTCTCGCATCCCGAATGTAAAGGAGCGCAACTTCATTGAACAACGCGTAGGCGTCACTATTTCCAAGTTAGCCGACTTCCAATCCTTCCTCGACGTCGGTAGCAAAAAGGTCTGGGCTTCGTTCCGCGCTTGTCACTTGGTCGCCAACGTCCTCGTCTCCGCAAAAGTCCAAGCAATTCAACTTGGGGTGGGTGAGTCCGAAGACCAGCTCCTGCCTGATACGCACCCGTTGGCAATGTTCCTGTCAACGCCTAACCCATTCGACTCATGGGAAGAATTGATTTACATGTGGACATTCCACATGAAGTTGACGGGTACTGCCTATTGGCTGAAAGACGAGCCTAATGGCGCTGGCCAACCAAAAGCAATCTTCCCCTTACTTCCTCAGTACATCGAGGCAGACCCTGACCCAAAGATCAAAATCAAGGGTTGGAAGTACAAGATCAACGGCCAAACGATTGCGTTAAAGCCTGAGGAAATCCTCCAGTTCCGACGCCCGCATCCTAACAATCTCATCATGGGACTTGGCGACGTCGAACCATCGCAGGACACGCTCTCGGCCTACATCAACCGCAATGCTCTGGATGAAAAGTTCCTTGAGAATGGCGCAATGCCGTCTGGTATTCTGACTAAGAAAGACGTTGTTGAAGATGAAGGCGCATGGAAAGCGTTTCGACAAAAGTTCAACTCGGAATACGGTGGTCGTCGCAACGCAGGTAAGACTGCTTTCCTGAACGGAGACTGGTCATACCATAAGCTCGGCCTGACGATGCAGGAGATGCAAGCGATTGAGCGTGAGAAATGGACGGTTGAACAAATCTTCCTCATCCACGGCGTTCCGCTTTCTGTTGCTGGTATTGCTGGCGCGGCAAACTACGCAACCGCTAGGCAGGATGACATCAACTTCCGCAAGTACGAGTGCGTGCCGTTGCTTGACTTATTGATTGGCCGCATCAACATGGCTGGCGGAATTGCTAAAGCCTACGGAGAAAACCTGTGCTACGATTACAGCATGTCTGGCCTGATCGACGTTGAGCAGACGCTCAAGGATTACGGCCCGATGGTTAAGATCGGCGCAATGACCCCGAACGAACTTCGTGAGAAAGCTGGATTGCAACGGATTGACGACCCTTACTTGGATCAATTCTTTATCGAGAGTGGGCTGGTTCCGCTGGCGGTTGCTGGCATGAATGGAACCGCTGAGTCGCCGCAGTCGCTATGACCTATGAGGTATCAACGCACCTTGCCTTTGACGCGGACGAAGCCGACTTGCGGTTGCAGGCACTTTGTTTCGCCGTCTAAGTTATTTGCAAAAGTTGCAAAAAGCAAGCTACCTGATGGCGGATGGACGATGGAGTCTTTCATGACGCGCAATGGCGTGCAACTGACCAAAGACCTGCTCAATGTCCAACGTGCCGCCAAGATCAAAGGCACCCGTCTGCTTACCAAATCACTCACCGTAGTGATGCGCCGCCAAGTGGAGAAGGTTCTTGAACTATTCGAGTCGTCATTGATTCGGATGGCTGGCGTTTCGGCAACGCGACAAGCCAAAGCGGTTACCATTACCGTTCAGGCAGATCAGCACTCCGAGTTGTGGGTGCAAGCGTTAAACCAAGCGTTCCGCATTCTCGGCAAAGATGCCGAGGCTACAATTCAGCCAGTGATGCAATCTGTCGCTGACGACATCCATGAAAAATCAACCATGCTCCTTACTGGCGGAAAACCCTCCGTGCCAGCAAAGCGCGTCATGCAACAATCCATCAGCGAAATCGCCAAGGATGTGTCTGGTATCAACAAGACCACGCAAAGCAGACTCGCTAGGCTGATTTCAAAGGGCATTGACGGCGGCAAAAGTCCCGGTGAGTTGATGGAAGAGATTCGCACAAAGATCCCTCAGATTGCGACTAACCGTGTCCCGACCATCGTTCGCACTGAGCTTGGTCGCGCCGCAGATAGAGCAGCGATTCGTTCTATGAAGGACAGCGGAACCGTGACGCATGTTAGCGTGTCAGGATGCGAAGCAATCGAGCAAGGAATCCCCACCTTTCGTGGCACTCCTACCTGCAACATCAAGAACGTGCCGATTGAATACTCAGGCGACTTGCAGTTCCACATCAATCACACGGGCGCTCTTACGGCCAGTGGCTTCCGTCAAGAGAATGGAAGCACGCCATCGCTACCGTTGAAAGGCGGCGAAGGTATTGGTACATGGGAAGATCGCGGTCGTCCTGTGCCTGCGTTTGTTTCCGATGGCGGCCCGCCCAAACCACCGAAACCGCCTGAGCCACCGCAACCACCCGCCGCGCCGATTGCACCGAAGCCTTTGCCGCCTACGCCACCGCTTCCCGCTGCCGCGCCAATGGTTCCAGTCAAACCAAAGCCAACGCCAAAACCAAAACCAGTAGTCGCGCCAAAGCCAACGCCCGCGCCAGTGCCGATCCCTGCGGTTGTTGATCCAGTGCCCGCTATTGCTCCAACGCCAGTACTTGCGCCTATCATTCCCGATCCAGTACCCGCGACTCCCTTTGCACCGCCTGTTGCGTCGATTGCCGATTCTTCACCTACGCCAAGCCCAAGCCCCGCTTGGAGTACATGGAGTGATGTTGACGAGTTCAACAAATCGTTGACCCAGAAGCAAAAGGATGCGCTTCAAGATTATGTCGGTGATTCACGCATGGTGAACGACCCCCTCAGGCGCGGCACGCCGCTTCGGTCGGTAGACGCGGAACTTATCGACGACCTCGACAACATCTTTGCCAAAGCACCCGCCATACCGAAGGGCACTAAGGTCTATCGAGTTATTGACGAGGACGACTTTGAGAGTTTCTACAGTGGCAAGAATGAGTGGGTTGACAAAGGATTCGTTTCAACCTCGTCAACTGCAGCTGCTCGCGACGCTTTGATAGATGAGCTTGCCGAGAGGAATCTCAAGCCTGTGGTGTTAGAGATAGAAATGGGCGAAGGGATGTCGGGACTGCCGCTATGGGCACAAGGCGAGGGCTACTTCGCCTATCAAAAGGAAGTTCTTCTGCCACGGGGTCGGAGGTTCGTGTTTCTTGGCAAAGAAGGGGACGTAGTAAAACTTCGCGTAGAGGTGGATGATGTGGCAGTCATTCCTGCGCCTATCGTTCCAGACCCAGTACCAGCCCCTGCCGCACTACCCGCTCCAAAGCCAGCCGTTGCGCCTAAGCCTACTCGACCAGCTGTTAAGTATGTCAGGGTATCAAAAGTTCCCGCCGTTAAAGTTAACGATAACCCAGTAGTCGCTAGAGGCTTGTCAATAGACGAGACAATCAATAAGCTGAATACCCTCGTCAATCAACCAATAACGGTTCAAGCCACTGCCACAACTGAGCGCGCAGTGTTCAAAAACGCAAACGACGTTCGCGAAGCGATTCAAGCACTGGATCGAGAGTATGAACCTGCAAAACTGATGCAATACTTCGACTATGACACTCGTGATTGGAAGCCTGAAACGCCTAAGGAGGTCATCTCCGCGTTTGATGCTTATCAGGCAAAGAATAAGTCGCTTATGCTGGCAGAGTCAAAAATACGTCAAGGCGCGGGAGAAGTATCCATGGCGGGGTATGCCTCCGCGCCTTACAATCCCACTCCTTCGACAGATGATTTAATTCGTGAGCAGCTATTCAGACCTCCAGTCGCAGCGGACAAGAAGTTGCGCTTCACTTTAAACGCTAAAGGTGTCAGGCAATCTACTTTAGATGAAATCAAGAAAGGAGTGGAATTGTTTGAGCGAATGATTCCGCAAGCTGCTCTTGATAAAATGAGTGCGCGAGGAATTACTGTTCAGGTGTCGAGTTCTATTAAACGAGGTAGTTACAACAATGATACTAGAATGATAAAAATTGCCGCAGATGGGGCGGCTCCCGGAACGACAATCATGCACGAATTGGGACATGCACTAGAAAATACATTTATGGATATTAAAGCAGAGGGAAGCAGGTATCTGTACAAACGGGCTGGCGGAAAACAGTCTGTGACACGAAAAGGTCGCGGTACTGAGCGGTACTTCAAGGATGAATGGGAAAAGCGAGGTGGACACATTTACACCGGTCGAGATTATGGTCGGTTATCAAATGAAATCCTTACGATGGGCATAGAGCGTATGCTTCACCAGCCATCTTCGTTCCTGAGAGATGACCCAGAGCATTTTGCGCACGTTTTGAAACACCTCAATAACTTGAAATGAACATAAACTATGGAATCGTAGAATGTAAGGTTGCTGGAATAGCGCACATTCGCGTGGCACCCGACGTTTGTGAGTTCTTGCATGTTCATGGGGCGACCGAAGAAGACCGAATGATCGCCGTTGAGTTCATTTCGGGCGCGGTCAATCGTAGACGCACGAAGAATGGATTCTCAATCGACGTAGTACGTGGACTTGCGCATGAACTTGGTTTGCAAGAAAGCTCGGTGTTTGACGTCAAAGAGATCGAACCAGACGTAACGCCTGAAGAGTTGCCCGACGACGAGCTAGGCTAGACCTTGGCTTGACATCAGCCGATTGAGCTGCCAGTGTTTGCGGCATGCCGTTCAAGTTTCTCGCCGACAAACCAGCCCCAGCTTTCAAGTTCAATCTTGTAAAGCAACGCGAATCGCCGCGCCAAAAGGATCTGCTTATCGAGCCGCCACCCGCCGCGCCCTTGAAAGAAGGCGATTTCGTGTCGTGGGGCGATGAGTTGATTGGTCGCATTGACCACATCATGCCTGAAGGAACGCTCAACTTTGGCGATACCAAGCTCGACGCAGCGCCTGACAATCCCGTGGCCTTGGTTTCGGTATGGAAAGACGGGGGCTTCACTGGCCAAGCTCTTGGTTTCTACCTTGCTGGGCTGACCAAGGTCGATTCTCCCGCGATTGCCCAAACCAATCAAGCCGCACTTACTCCTGCGCTGGCCGAGGGCAAAGCAGTGATGTTTGAGCACGACGGCGTCAAAGTCGCTGGCGTAATTGCAAACCTTGCAAATGACGTGGCTTCAGTCCGCTTGGCTATTCCCGATGAAAATGGTTTGCTACTGGCCAGCGATTCTACGGTTGAGCTTGCCGCTGACCGCCTCACCCCTTTCGATGCGCCGTATGTCGAACGCAAGATGTCCGCTTGGCAAACCAATGAGGCGTTACTTCAGGACGGAACCAAGGGCGTGGCGGTGAAGGATCAATCCAACCGCGTAGTGGACTACTCAGACGTGATGATTGCGGGCTATGGTTCGACCTTTGCCAATGTCACTGCCAAAGACCGCGATGGTGATACCGTAATGCCCGGTGCGTTTACCGAAACAATTCGTGAGTTCAAGCGCAACCCCGTGATGCTGACCGACCACAAAAACAGCGTGGCTAACATCGCAGGGAGCTACACCGAAGTGATGCAAGACGACATTGGCTTGCGCGTGGTCGGCAAGGTAAGCAATGCGCCTGAGTTGCGCGCGATTCGCTTCCTGATTATGGAAGGCCACCTCAAAACTCTGAGCATGGGCGGGGTGTTCCTTTACGGCCCCGATGGCCACACGATTGAAAAGGTCTATCTGTTTGAGATCAGCCTAGTTGCAATCCCTGCAAATCCTGACGCGATTTTCCAAGCACGCTCGCTCGACTTGGGCAGTGCCTCAAAATTGTTCAAGCGTCACTCGGCCAAGCAGTTGACCATTAACGCCTGACCTTCATGCAATCGGAAATGCTCATAGACTTTGGAAAGCCTATTGCAGCGATTGTCTGCGCTGGCACAACTTTGCTGGCTGACACGGCTACCTTGCCCGGATTGCCTGAGTGGGTTTCGTCGCTGGGGCTGCCCGTTGCGTTTTTGATTGCGGTAATGTATGCGCTTGTTTCTATTCACAACGCCTACAAGCAAAGCATGTCCGACCGCATCAAGGATCGCGATGAACATGAGTCGCGGATGGATAAGCTGGTCGCTAACATCCAAGAAAGCAGGGAGCGTTTGATTCGTGCCACCGAGCAACAAACATCTGAGTTTCGTTCTCTCGCAGACGAGATTCGGCGCAAAGGTTAATGGCTAATCTTGACAAGTCGAGGATGCTTTGGCAGCGTTGCGGTGCCTTGATGCGGCACGGCTCCAATGATTATCAAAAAAACAGTCTATGTAAACGCTAACGGGGTACTTGGTTCTTCAACTACCGATACCGCTGGCTTTCAGTTATCTGGAAGCGGGTTGTCTTTCAAACGCGGTGATTCGGTTAGACTCAACGTGGTATTTCTTGATTCGGCTAGTCTACCAGTCACCCTTCCTAATGGCACGGTATTAACGATGGCTGTTAAGCCGATAAACGAATACGACTCGCAACTCCTTTACGCTTACGCAACCCTGAACGTCAATAGTCAGTTGGCGGCTGATGGTTACAATCTTGACTTCACTCTCAACGGCCTCGACTTGTACGATGCGTTGCGCGTAAATGCTCCGCTTGAGGCTGACGTGGCCTCTGTAAGCGGCATGCTGGAACTCACATGGACGCGGGATGGCGGAACTACTTATGCCTCGACTCAAAACGAGGCCCTTTTTGTCGTCAACAATGATGTGATTCGCGGCAACGAAGCGACGCCAATCAATCTCCCTTCGCCAGAAAGCTGGCTCAATACGCGAGCTGTCCGCTACGACACTCCACAAACACTCAGTCTCTCACAACAACAACGCGCCCAGCAAAACATAGGCTTTCCGAAAGCTAGGTGGGATGGTAACCGCGCACCGAATGTAAACGATGGTACACTGCTTGGTTATTCTCCCGGCTCACTCTGGATCGACGTTATCGGCAAAGAGGCGTATCGTTGTGTAGCGAGCACCGCTGGTGCTGCGGAATGGATCGAAACTACCCTTGAAGTCAGTGAAATCAGCGGTGGCCCTAACCTCATCGGCGACACGACGCAGACTACAATGGAAGGATTCTTGTATGGTGAAAGCGGCGATGTAAAAGCACGCCTTGGTTCAACTGGAGTGGCCGCTGATACTGTTGCGCTTCGCGGTGCGAATGGTTCGCTTACTGCGTCGAACATCGAAATTTACGCGAAGGCCGCTACAGCAATCACAAAGGGCGCAGTCGTTTACATCTCTGGCGCGGCTGGAGAAAACAAAATCATCTCTCCTGCGCTTGCAAACAGTGAAGCGACTTCAAGCAAGACCATCGGCGTGGCGATTCAATCTCTTGCCGCAAATGGTTTTGGATATGTACTGACTGAGGGAAGCATCACTGGGCTTGGCATTGCTTTGACAAGTGGCCACGGAATTATCGAAGGCGATCCAATATGGCTCTCTCCTACCGTGGCTGGCGCAATGGTTTTCAAAGTTGCGAACAAACCCGCCGCGCCGAACCACATGGTCTTCATTGGCTATGTGACTAAGGTTGATGGCAACACGCTCAATGGCATTTATGTCAAAGTGCAGAATGGTTTCGAGCTTGAGGAATTGCACAACGTGCAAATTTCAAGCCCGTCGAACAATCAAGTCCTGACTTACGATTCGGTTAACGGGTTATGGAAGAACACGACGCCAGCCGACGACAAACTGCCACTTACTGGCGGCGCAATGAACACTGGTGCCGTTATTACGCTCGACATAGCTCCTGATGTCAACGACTTCAGCACAGACGCAGAGGTCGGCGGCTGGGGCTTTGGTGTTCAACAGAAAGAAGATGGCGTAAACACGGGCTTAAACGCGTATGTCGAGCCTAATGGCTTCCACGCCGAAACAATCACAGCCAATTCAGCACACCTTTCAGGCGATGCGCTCACATTCGACAACACCGCAAGCGTCAGGAAAGGAACCACCGCTGCTGACGGCAACAAAGGCGTAGCTCTTAAATGTTCGCTAGACTACGAACTCAAGTGGGAAGCCGGTCGCCTTTACACAATGGAGCAGGACGGCTTCACCATTCGCCGTGTTGACCGTTGCCGGAACATCGCACCGACGGCTACTGACGACAGCACAAAAGGTTTTGTTATCGGATCTCTTTGGGTTTTAGATGACGGAACATCTTATGAATGCACTGCCGCCACGGCTACCGCTGCGGTTTGGGTTGCACATCTTCCGTTTGTCAATGGGGACGGTTTGGCGTTTAACACCGCAACAAACACTCTTTCCTGTAACTCGAACGTTGCACGGCGAGCCGGAGACCAAACGTTCACTGGCGACAATAATTTTGGCACTAGCACAACAGGCGTAACATCCACGTTTTTCGGTACACATGTGTTTAACGGTGGTTTGCGACTAAAGCAAAGCGGCAACTCTTTCCACGCTCAAGTTGATCCGCCGTCCGGCCTGACCAGCACACAGACATTCACCCTTCCGACGACTGGTGGAACCATTGCAACGAATAACTCAGCGGTCATGCTGACTGGAGACCAAACCTCTATTGGTGGTAATAAATCGTTCAGCGGTCAAATGGAGCTTAGTGGCCAAGCTGCGACTAATGGTACAAGCGTGATGACTAGAGCGTTAGGAGATGCTCGTTATGGGCTTGGGACAGTAGGCAACACCTTCTCCAGCGTTAATATCAATAACGTTGTTTCGGCTAATACTACCCCCGTCACACTAGCCTCCGTCACGCTTCCCGTTGGCACTTATCAAATTGATTCATTGATTGCAGCTACTGCCTCCGCCACTGGACACGGCGGTTATCTATTCACGCTTAGGGCATCTGCAAATGTTCACTTTGGGCTAGTAGAGCACTACGCTGCTGACGGATCAAACCTTACTACGGGAAATGTTAGCAGCTCTGAAAGCGTTCAAACTTTCTCACGGTCTGTGACAGGCAGCACTACCATGAACCAAAGAAGGCAGATTACTGGTATTGTTGAAGTGCTTACCGCTAGTACGGTTTTGTCTATTGAGTTTTCACAAGCCACTCTCATTACACAACCCGCGCTTCCAGCCGCGCCTATTACGCTTAGCACGAGAAAAAGGGCGCACCTCATTGCCAGAAAAATAGCTTAACACCTTATGTCACTACTCACACAAAAACCACAGATCGAGATTGATCTCGCAGTCAAAGACGCATCCGTTATCCGGTGCGCTGAAGCCGTGCATCATCTAGCCGCCACCCTCCGCAACGAGAACGAACATTTCTGGTCATTGCCGACCGACCGTTTGCTCGCTGTCCTTAACCACGACGTGCCGACCACACAGGCTACGTTTGAGGTAAACACCTCCGTTGGGATTATGATCAACGGACTTTTGGATCAGCTTGCATTGCCTCAGTTCTCTACCCGCGCACCAGTCTCCGCTGGCCGCCAAGACATTGTCTTTAACGGCAGCACTTATGAGTACGTGGCTCCGCCAGAGCCTACGCCTGAACCTGAAGCCTGATGCAGGAAGATACTATGCCCCTGTTGTTTGCGATTGTGGCCGCGATTGCAATCTGGCTGACGATTGTTGTCGTGATGAATGGCTGACTACTCATTTGCAATCCTTGCAAAATAGTGATTGACAGCTAACCAAAGTGATCGTTAAATCGCGCTCAAGTCAAAAATGACCAAGCGCGTGAGGGCGAACCCAAATGGAAGTAGCGTCAAACAAGTACGGGAAACAAAGACCGATAGCATTCTAACACTAACACACAAAATCTCTTATGAAATTGACTGAAGAACAAAAAAGTCGTCTCGCCGCTTTGCTCGCCAAAGCCGCTGACACCCTCACCGATTCGGAGCGCGTCGAGTTCGCTGGCCTCAAAGCCATCGAAGGCGAAGCCGAAGAAGGCGGTACTGAAGAATCCACCACCGTGACTGAAGGTGAACTTGAGGCTGCCGTCACTAAGGCAGTTAGCAAGGCACTCGAAGGCAAAGGCGTTGACACCGCAGCCATCCTTGACGAAGTCAAGAAGAGCGGCGAAGGCGTGAAACTTGCTGACATCGAAGCAGCGGTTGCCAAGCACCTCGACGCATCGAAACTCGACAAGGACGCACTCGTTGCCGAGATCAAGAAAAGCCTTCCCGCCGCTGGCGTGACCAAGGCTGACCTTGAAGCCTCGCTTGATTCCTTCAGCAAGGGACTGCGCCAAGAAAGCAAGCATCAGTTTGCAACCTTCGGTGGCAACTTCCCTGTTGAGCATCGTTCGGGCAACATGAGCGTCGCGCAAAAGCAACTCCTCAACATCTGCCTTGGCAATGTGAGCGGTGAAGCTCTTGAGCGCACTGGCACTAAGCGTCCTTCTGGCCTCAACGACGGTATCCGCGAGTCGGATCTTGTCCGCGCCAAAGAAGTCGGCACTCGTGCTATCAAAGGTCTTCGCGATCAGATTGCCTATGGTAAGGCTCTTACCACTGGCGGCGCTGGCAACGGTGCTGAATTGATCCCTTCTGACCTGTCGAGCGACCTGCAAATGCGCATGTACCTTGACTCGCAACTTGCTGCCGCGCTTATCGCTTCTGAAATCGACATGCCGAGCGATCCGTTCAAGCTCCCGCTGAAGACGACCCGCACGCAGTTCTACAAAGGCAGCGAAGCTCCCGGCTCGAACCCAACCAGCTCGAATCCCGGTACTGGTTCCATCACGCTCGACTCCACCAAGATGATTGGTGTTGCTGAGTACTCCTACGAAGCCGACGAAGATTCGATCATTGCGATTCTTCCAATGCTTCAGGAAGACATGGCCTCTGGCGCTGCATTCACCTTTGAGCAAGCCGTTCTTAGCGGTGATTCAACTGGTGCGCACCAAGACTCCGACATCGAAGCCATCGCTGGCCACGCTGCCAAGTCCTTCAACGGTGTTCGCACTCTTGCGCTCGCCAATGCAGGTACCAAGCGTGATCTTGCAACTGGTGGAATCTCCGCTGCAAACATCGCCGCAATGCGCAAGCAAATGGGTGTGTACGGTGTGCGTCCTCGTGACCTCGCTCTCGTGGTTGGGCCTAAAGCCTACAACGACTTGGTGAGCCTCAGCGAAACGCTTACCTTCGACAAGGTCGGCAACCCTGATGCAGCTCGTATCCTCAGCGGTACCGCAGCTTCCATCTACGGTATCCCGATCATCGTCAGCGACGCTGTTCGTGAAGACCTCAACGCCACTGGCGTGTATGACGGAACCACCACCACCAAAGGTTCGGTGTTCCTCATCCATCGTCCGTCTTGGGTTGTCGGTGTTCGCCGTGGCTTCACCGTCGAAGTGGACGTCAACCGCTTGCAACAAGTCAACTATGTCATCGCTTCCTTCCGCCGCGACTTCAAGGCTAAGGAATCGCTTGCCACTGTGCCTTCTGCAATCGTTGGCTACAACTACAACTCGTAAGCTAACGGTGGCTTTAGCCGCCTAACTCGTTAAAGCCCTCGCTTCGTAATTGGAGCGGGGGCTTTTTCATTAAAGGCTTGCGCACTTTCAAAATCATCGGTATGGTTTGCGTCGTTCGCTAACAATCTACTCTATGAAAACCGTATCTTACTCTGGCCCGACGATTGCACTTGGACGCTTCGGCACTGTTGATGATGGTGCTACCCTCCAACTTACTGAAGCTGAATACTCTGGTATTTCCGATGATTCGCGCTTCACGCTTTTGTCGCGCCGCAAAATCCGCGAAGACCTTTCACCGCTTGGAACTCCTTACTTCGACCTCCGCCTTGTTGATTGGTCGCACAAGAATCTCCAAAATGAGTTGATCGCGAGTGGCAAGTCCACGCTTAAAAACATTGCGGAAGCAATCAACTTTATTGGCGGCGAACTGGTTGTCACCGAACATGACAACGATGATCTAATTGCTGACGCGATTTACGCCGAGGCGGTACAGCTTGGATGGGATAAGTTGGGTAAAGAAACGCGACTGGCGCTTGGCACTGCTGATACGGCAGCCGTCAAGGGAGCCAAGGATGCCAATGTAGCCGCCAAAGCGGTTAAGGCTCCTGCGCCAGTCGCGTCTGCCGACGAAGATGATGCGTCTGAGGAAGAGGAGTCCACTTCAACCAAGCGCCGTCGCCGCTAACTCACCTTATGCTCGACATCAACCTAGCCACCTTTCAACGCGAAGCGCAGCGAACCCTGACCGATGACAAATCGGTAAAGGCCGCTGTTGCTCGTTTCAAGAAATGCGACAAGGCTGAGGATCGAGTGGATGAGTTTCGTCGTTTGCGTGGCGACTCACTGCTTGCTCGCCCACAAACCAAACTTGGAAAAATTGCAAACTTTGCATAAATGGCAACGCTTTACCAACCATACTGCTCGCTGGACGACGTGGTTCAGGCCGCTGGCAACTCCGAGCCAGAGGTTAGCGACATCTTCATTGAATCTATCGAGCTTGCGTCTCGTCGCATTGATGAGATTTGCGGCAGGGACTTCAATTTTCACAATCATTCGATTGACCCGTACATCGTGCCAAGGCGTCGCGTGATTGGCAACGTGGTGATGCTTCCTTTTGAAATCAATTCGTTGACGGAAGTAAAACTCGACGGCGTAGAAATTGACCTCGCCAGCTTGAGTTATGCTGAGGGTGATACCTTCTTTGAATACTCTTCCAACTTCGGTTCTATTCCTTTCACTGGCGAGCTTGCAATCAAAGGAACGTTTGGTTTTACGGCGAGTCCTTCAATTCGTGTGACGGGGTCATTGACTAGCGCGATTCCGCGAGAGGCGATTACCTTTCCCATTCTCCACTATGAAGGCATTCTAAATGGAAAACCGAGCTACAGATCAGGCAATAGTGTTTGTTATTGGGAAACCCCCGGAAATGCATGGGTTATGCGTTACGATGACACCAACCCAACTTACGCTTCTTGGTATTCTTTTCAAAATGTTGCTTCTCCCGAACTGGTAACAAGCTGGAATCCAGGGACTAGTGAACAGGGAGGCGGCACGATAACCATTACGAAATCGTTTATTGGATCACCCACGTTTATCCCTGCTAGTATCCGCCGCGCAACGATTCTGACTGCGTGTGCCTTCAGTAGCGAGTGGCGCAGGGAGCGTGTTGCCTTTGACGGCAGCCGCGAAAGCCTACTTGAGACCAAGGTTCCTAGTGAGGTGAACGAATTGGTTAAACCTTGGATTCAGCGCGGTCGTGCGGTAGGATTCTAACCGAATCCCGCGCCAATGAACATCGACATCAAATTCAACTTCAAGCCGACGACTAATCTTATTAAAAAAGTCACCTCGGCGATGTCTACCCCCAATCGCTTGGCGGTTCATCAAAAGGCCGCTGAGGTCGTTCGCGGTAGAATGATTCGTCAGACGCCGAAACGCTGGACTGGCCAGACCCGCAGGTCATGGGTCATACAAAGGACAGGTGGCGACGGTGTCGTTCTGACTAATACTTCCAAGGTAATGAAATTCCTTGAAGACGGGACAAGGGCGCACGGCCCGAAACGAGCGAAGCGTTTGTTCGTACCGCTTACGAAACGCGCTTTCCTTGCTGGCCCGCGTGGGGTGATTTCAGCTAATAAGGCTGCGGCAGCGCAGAGTCAATGGTCAAACTATGGCTCAGCAGCCGCTGGCAAAAAGACCAAGAAAAAGAAACTTCCATTTGTGGTAGGCGTTGACTTCGTTTTCGCAAAACGCGTTCGCGGCATCCGCGCCATGAACATCGTCAAGAATGCGCGGTCATTTGCTAACACTACGTGCAGGATGCTTATGGTTCAGCATCTTGTGAAAACCCTTCGTGGTGCTTTGTGAAAGCTCTTCCGTAGGCTTGCAATGCGCGATGATTTGTTGCAGAGTGCGTCGTCATGAGCAACTTGTCAGACTGCTATCAGTTTACCGCCGCCGTTTGGACTCTCTTCAAGCGAATCGAATTTCACTGCCAGACTGGCGGGATGCTGCAAGGCTTGAAGTGGAGCCGCGAGGGAGGTTTGCAAAACTTGCAAACTGATAAACTGCCCTTGCTTCAGCCTTATTCGATTGAGCAGGACATGGACTATTTCGCGGGCGGCAACTTCCCCGTCTACAACGCCGCCGACAAGGAGGCCAATACGCCCTTCGTTAGTTCGTTCCAGCTGAAGCTCGAACTGAGCACCGACAGCAAACATGGGTTCCTGCGTCGAAACCCCGATGTACCAACAGAGCGCAAAGGCCACATGGAATGGTCTGCGCTGGTTATGGACGCGCTTGAGACCGCCGAGGACGAGCGAGTTGACTCGCGGCTGGACGGAACCTTGCTACGCCCGATCAAGGCGACGATGAAGGACATAGAGATCCAAGAGCTTACGATTTCGTCTGTAATTGACATTCGGATTGATACGCACCTTCAGCGCCGTGGCCAACGCGCCTGTCCGTTTGCGTAAGAAGTTTTTTTACTTAAACGATTCGACACTTGACGAGTACTCAAAGTTCGTCGTAGTCTTAAAACCGTAAAGCAACTCTAACCACCAAAATTTATGTCCACGTGTACTAGTCTCGCAAGAATTCAACCACCATCCGCTGACACCGAAATACAATTTGGCTACGGCAGCGCACTTCAAACACCCGTTAACAACATCATGGTCACGAATGTAAAAGTGACAAACAAGATCGACAAAAAAGAACTTGTCGGTTCTTGCGGAACCGTAATCGCTATGCACTACTACAATCGTCATAGCGAAGTTGAAATCAGCGGAAATGGCAAAGCGACTGCTAAGGTAGGGACGAAAATTTCACTCAGCGCAAGTGATTTAGCACAACAACCCATTAAAATTGGAAGTATGATTGTTGATGAAGTGACCTACGAAGAGTCAAACGAGGACTTCAATAAGACAACGCTCAAGCTCACTTGCTACGAAGACCTCACTTAACCTTTTAACTAACCTTTTAACTAACCTTTTAACTAACCTTTTAACTAACACTATTATGGCCTGTACATCAATTGCAACCATCTTTGAGGAACCAGCGTCGGGAGTCAAGTTCGGTATTCAAGAAGAGACCGCCCCTGAAGCCCAGTTTGGAAGCTACATCCAAAACGTAAAATTAACTGCAAAAGCGGACAAACAAGAAATTCGTGGATCTTGTGGAACCGTAAAAGCTGTCGTGTTTTCTAAGAGGGCTCTCGACATCGAATACACTCACTTCGGCCTTCCGAAGGCTGCAGAAAGCATTGGAGGCGGTGCAACTATTGTTCCGTTCGGGATTGGGTCTAGTTTTACTGAAGCCGCAAATGATTTCATTGAGGGCATTACTACCGTTTACCTTGAAGAAGTGACTACTGAACAGTCAAACACTGAGGCTACTAAAACGACCGTCAAAGCGGTTGCCTATGCGGGGAACGACTCCTAATAGTTTTCCTGCTTACCCAGACTATTTATTTTGCTTCGTCGCTGTGATTCATCATGCCTTAGTCTGGGGGGCAGTTTTTGCGGCGGCGAAGCTGCTTATTTACCTAGACAACCAGACAACCAGACAACCAGACAACCAGATGAGTGAAGGACTACAAAAAGGAACCAAGATAACACTAGTCGCAGACACCCCTTTTGCCGCCGCTTTAGTTGCGCTAGGCGTTAAGTTTACGGACTTTTCTGAACCGTGTAGCTACTCAGAAATCAACGGGACTGAGCGTGTGGTATGGGGAATGAACCCGGAGGGTGTTGTTGCTCCATCAGAGTTCTCTCGCATATCAAAGGCACTCAAAGACCCTGAGAAATGGTTCATAGATAACCCTGACCACCCGTTTGGCTACGCTTATGTGGCGGTTCGCAACTACATAGAGATGCAAGGACTAATTGACCGCATTGAGCCTACGGTTAGATTTAAGCTAAAAAATGGTATGACATTCCTGATAAAAAAGAATAGTGAAAAGTACCATAAGTTGATTGCAAAGGGATTGAAACCCGACTAATAACCTCCAACCACCAGAATTATGAAAAAAAATACACCAGATGACATTGCCGTTGGCCGCCCAGCAAAGAGCCCGCGTACCTCGCCTCCTAAGAATGACCCGTCCGATGACTTTTTGGATAAGTTCCTCGCTGATGGAGAGAGTTCCTTCGATGATCAAACAAAACTCGACCACTCAATTACTCGCGAACTGATGGGCAAAGGCCCTGTAGTTTGCGGCGTTGAGCTTCGACCACTATCGCTCGCCATGGTGATGCTCCTGCATGAAGTCGGCAACGAGATCATGCTGGGTAAACGAGTCGGCGAAATGACCAACCCACTGCTCGCCGCTGGCGAGTTCCTCTTCGCGTGCAACGCCGAAGCATCCCTCGATGAAATGACCGACTTGGTTTTCAATCGCCGTGATGAGTTCAAGAAAAGCGTCATCACATTCTGCGCATTCATTAAACCTAGCGATTCCCTGATTCTTGACGTTATCGCCTACATCAATGATGCTACTTCCACGCGAGTCAATGCCGAGCTTCCCGCAAGCCTAAAAAACGGCGTGAAAGACGATGACATGGGAAACGAATAGCGCCGCCTTGGCCGATTAGGCTACTGGCGGCGGCGACAGAGATACTGAACGTAAACGCTATGGATGCGTTCAGGACTCTCTCGCTAAAGATTCTATTCTCATGCGAGCACATGACGCTGGCCAAGCAGGGCATGGTTTGCACCTTGGGCGACATGGACAAAACGCTTGAGGATTTGCTCAATGACTGATAGCGTTGGCCTGACCTTACTTAGCCATGGCAGATCAAAGCGTATCCATCAACTTTAGCAGCGACGTCGATAAGTCAATCCAAGCGAATAACGCACTTATTGCGTCGCTCAAAGCTGTTGAGGCGCAGTACAAATCAGTTCAGGCTACGTTCAAGGGCGGCTCGTCTCGCGTATCAGCAGGCAACTTCGATACTAGAAATCAGCGTGTCACTACCCCTAATCAGTCTTCCACGGGGTCTGGCGGTGGTGCTAATGGCGGACTTCAAGACATTGACAGACTCTCGGCTGCCTTAGCTGGATTTCAGCAGAGAGCACGCACACCAATCCAGATTCCTCTTAACACTAGCGTCGCACAAAACGAGGTTAGTAGTCTTGGTAGCTCGATTGCAGGGCTTGCCGCGCAAGCGGCTGCGTTTACCGGCCTCACGGTTGGCATGGCCGCACTTGGCAATGAAATACGAAAAGCCGTAATGGCAGTCGCTGATTTGGACTATGCGATGAGTGCGGTTGCCTCAGTCGGCGGCCTTGATAAAACAAGTGCTGAGTTTCAACGTCTCACGGGTGTCGTGGTTGAAATGGGTGCCGCTACTAGGTACACTTCCGCTGAGGCGGCTGATGGCCTGAAAGAACTTGTGGCTGCTGGCTACAAAACCACAGATGCTACAAAGATTCTTGGCGATACGCTAAATCTTGCCTCGACTGAAAATATGTCGCTGGTTCGTGCTAGTGAGATTGTTGTGGCTGGTATGCAAGCAATGGGACTTAGCGTCTCAGAGTCCACTAATTTTGTTGACACGCTTGCGCGTGCTGCAAATGCCTCCACTGCCAGCATTGATGATATGGGTGAGGCACTCAAGTACGTGGCCCCCGTTGCCAAAGCCATGAACATTCCCTTGGATGAGACTAGCGCACTACTTGCAATCCTTGCAAATAATGGCATTCGTGGCGGCATGGCTGGACGCGGCCTAACTTCCGTGATGGTCAAGCTAGCAGGTCCAACAAAAGACGCTGTGGAAGCATTGCGTGCCGTTGGAGTATCTGCATCAGAGATCAACCCACAGATTGTAGGAGTTGAAAACTCACTGAATAAGTTGGCTACCCTAGACATCCCTACCCTTTCAAAATTATTTGGCGTCGAGAACATCGACATTTCAAGCATACTAGGTCGAAACGCTGCTTCGTTTGATGGTATGAAGCAGGCCATGAATGACGCTAACATCGCTGCAAAGAAGATGGCCGAAACGCGAATGGATAACCTTACTGGCGACTTGGATGAGCTTGGTGCGGCTTTCGATGCGTTGCGCATTGCACTTGCCTCAGACTTCTATGAAAAGTTTAGGGGAGACATTGAAGACTTCACTAAATACCTAAATGACAATCGCGACGCTATTGTTGAGAACATACGAGAGGTAGGGAATATCGCTCTTGTGCTTGCGCAAGTAGTCATTGCCTACAAAGCAGTTCAGGCTGCATCACTTATTGGGCATCTTGTCGCAAGCGCAGCAAGATGGGCATTTGAGACAAAAATGGTTCAAGCAAACACTACTGCGCTAACCACCAATGCCTCCGCTAGACTAAAAGCAATAGGGGGTAACGTTGGAACAGTAGCTGGCGCAGCGATAGGGATGGAGATAGCCCCTGAGGATGCTAGTGGATTAGAAACCACTGCGTATGTTATTGGAGCCATGGTGGTAGCGAATGCCATAGGCAAAGGAATTGCAGCTGGACTCGGAAAAGCGTTTACCTCGTTTGGCGGGCCAGCTTTGTTAAAGAATGCTGGCTACTGGGCAAGTGGTGCGAGGATAGTCATGGCAAAAGAGTTAGCCAGCGTCCCTGTACAGATTAGATTAGCAACACGTACCCCGATAGCTGCCGCAGCGGCTTATGCGATTACGCAGTTTGATAAGTTAGCCTCTGAAAAATTTGAAGGGGCCGACACTGTAAATGAGACTGGCAACCAGATGACCTCAAACGCGACAAGGAACATCGCCGAGGCAAAAGACGGCGTGGCTTTGGCAAAAGCACAGAAACAACTGCAAGCAGACATTCTCGCTATTGAAAAATTAAGGTATCAAGCCCAAAAAGACGTAAATGCAGGAAGCACTTTATTTGAAAAGCTAGCCCTCATTGGTAAGCAGAAGCCGAATGAAGCCCAGTTAGAAAACCTGAAAGCTACGGAGGCTTACTTAAATAGACTGCTTGATAAGTCAGTCGAGCTAAATGCCAAAAGGCAGGCTCAGCTAAGAACCGAGCAAGAGATTAAAGACCATAATGCAAACGCACTGGCGATAGAGGAGATGCGCGTCAAGATGTCAGCCCAGATTGCACAAAACCTTAAACTACAGGCAGAGGCTGCCAAAGAGTTTAACGCAGCTTATGGCCAAAGGCTCGACGTTGCGATAGGTGGGTTAAGTGACGCTGACGCATTAGACGCACAGGGCAAAAAGTTTTCCGAGGCTCGTGATAAAGTAGCTGGAATAAGAAAAGAACTTGATGCGGCTGCAAAGTTTGCGGTGTCCCCTCAGTCGGAGTTAGGCTCCGATTTAACCAAAGATTTGGCTAAGGACAAACGCGTAAAGCCAAACTCCCCTTCTACCGACGGAAAATCCTTCATGGATGTCGTCAACTCTGATCCTAAGTTAGCAGAGGCAAAAAGCGCAGTTGACCGTCTAACACCTTCTAAGCTACAATTAACTTTTGATAAGGATGAGGCATTAACCGACGTAGAGTCTGTTGCAAAGTACTATCACAAGGTGCTTGAAGAGGCTAAAAAATCTGGAAATGTAAAACTTCAGGCCACGGTAGAGCCTTTTTTGAAGCAACTTGATGAAGCAGTTAAAGCAAGCATAGAGGCTGGAAATAAAATTCGTCAAGCACTTGAGCAACGAGACATTCGCGTAAACATCCTTCTACCAGAGGGTCAGCGTATGAGCATAGCCTCCGCAGATGATGACTCGGCTATTAAGGATGCCAATGAAACGCGTAAAAAGATTGACGAAATCCTATCCCAAAACGGCATAAAGCCGCTTATTGATCCAAGCGTTGAGCTTAAAAATGCTGAAGACATTGCGGCGTATTACGCAAAAGTTGCAGAGGAGCTAAAAAAACGAGGCCTCAGTGACATACTCACTCAAAAGCCATTCAATGATCTTATCTCTTTGCTGGATAAAGTCGGTGCCGCAAATAAAAAGTATGACGACGCGCTAAAAGAAAAAGAGTCTAAAGACTCGCAAATGCGAGAAATTGAAATTCTTGAAGCAAAGGAGAAAAGCGGTAAATTCCCATGGGAGGATGCGCTTACCCGCGCCGCTCAAAACCTCAATAAAGCTGGCGGTAGTTTACAAAGCGCGGCAGGGCTCCAAGCAGCGGCAGGGCTCGACGCTGCGCCTAGCCTTAATGGCCAGAATGACGTGGCTTCAGTAGCTAGTAGGCTTAACGCCAACCCTTCGTTGGCGTTTACCGAAGGTGACGGAAAAGGGATACAGAATGAGATAGCCAAAGAGCAAGCGGCCATTGCGGCGGCAATGAAGCTAACAGGCAAAGAAGGACAAGCGCAGGCACGTGAGCTTGCTAAAAGAAAAGTATCAGCAAATCTAGGGATTTCCCTAAACGAGAAGAACGAAGAGATGAACCCGCTCGCTGGTAAGCCTCGTCAACTAGGCAGCGGCGCAACCGCTATGAACCAGCTTTTCGGCAGATCATCCAATAGTGGCTTGCTTGAAGCGGCTAAGGAGCAGAACGGTTACCTGAAGACACTTGTCGAACTTGCAAAAATCAAAGAAAGTATTAAATACGTAGCAACAGTAGCATAATGTCAAACGCAACAATAGAAACATGCACTAAAACTAACCTCCTAGGGGCTGTACCTCCAAATCAGATCCTAGATGGTGAAACTGTAAGTTGTGACGAAAACAACATCGTAACGCTAACACTTCGCTTTTTAAGGAAAGAGGCTGAGATAGCTGGTACCCCTAAAAAAGTTCCTGAGTTTGGGGGGTACACTGAGTTTGTTCTTGATTCACTGTCCGCCGAGGCACTGAACGATTCTGGCGGCCACTTCATTGTCACGGCTGTTTACAAGACGCTCTACCAAGTTAAAGGAGAGGGCGACTACGAGGGTGAGTTTGGCGTTGTTGAAACCATGGACTACAACTACAGCGAAGAGCCGCTTGAAGCGCATCCAAACATTAAAGCACTCGCTAAAAAGTACGGTGGCGTTCCAAGGTCAGATGGCACATATGACTTCCCCGCTACTAGGCCAGCCGCCGCTGAAAAGGGTAGTGGACTTAGTGAGTTTGGCGGGGCTGGCGGCGACATCAACCCGCTGTACGGAATGAAAACCTATCCTGCATTACAGGCTAGGTTCTCGAAAGTTTTCGGGACAAAGGACAGGTGGATGAAATACGTGTCAGACGCTGGTAAGATACGGGACAAAATACCAGACGCAACGTTATCAGATAAAGGCGATTTCAAGGGTAGGAACTGGCTTCAACTTCCTCCAAAATTGGAAAAGAACGGTATTTTTTTTAGAGTCCAAGTAGAGTGGCTTCTATCTGCGCCCGGTAAAAAGTGGCCCGAAGACGTGTTTGAGAAAGCCGTCTGAGGTGTCAAACCTTAATAGAAAATAAAAAATATGAGACCGTCGATGTTCAATAAAAGCAGGCTTGGCGAGCCTGTTAGCCTTGCGTTTAAGAGACTCCAACGCAGCATGGATCTTAACCCGCCGCGCTTGGTGTCTGCCCCTAGTATCAATCGAACGATTACGCCCCAAGGGACTTTAGTTAAGTTATTCAAGCAAGATTTTTGGGATCATCCATTTCGCGTGGCCGCAAACGATTCTTATTTTAGCGTCAGCGCAGGGACTGTAAACGGTATCATACCCTACATCAAGTCAGCGACTGGGGGAGAGTTCCTGAGGTTGAATGGCTACAATCAGAAGGGAGAGTTTGACTACGAGACGACAAGCCTGCCCGTTGGTACAATGGACATGAGCAAAATCAATGACGACGGGGGCCTCTACATTCTGGTAAGGGTCAAAAGAAATAAAACGACGGGCGACTTCGGAACCAAAATAGACGAAGAAAAAGGCACCACCACAAACCCAGAGGACTTACAAATTGTTCTTGAAAAAGAGTTTGAGGGGCCTGTTGCGGGCGAGAACGATGAATTTGGATACCACCCCCTTGGGTTTGTCCAGTTTAGCGATGATAAACTGTCGGTTTTAACCGTCTTGCAAGTCACTCACTTTAACCTTCGCTATTCTTTTCAAGATCGTCGCGCAACTTTAGCGGAGATTATTGATAACCCAAAACGGCTGACAATCGGAAGGCACGTATTTTATCAAATCTAATGAAAAAAGCCCAACCACACGCAGTCAGCGCGTCTACTGTTGTTACAAGGCCACGTATTGTAAAGCTTCCTGCTGTCAGCCGTAAGGCGCTTGACGTGCTACAAGGTAAGATCGAAGAGTCAAGGCTCACGATTAACGAAAAGCCCCCTGTGTTTCTTCATCCTTTTAGCGTCACCGCCGCATGGATGCGTAATGATACAGAGGTAAACAATAAACTCGAACTGGATTCCTATGTTGGATCAAGTAACAAGGACGATGACGAAAAAAACTACGCATGGCATCTTCAAATCACGCCCGGTTTTGTAAACGGTACTCCGCCTAGAGTTATGGTTAAGGCGAAAAATGCCTCGCAGGTTAGCCGAGACAGAGTAAAAAAGGAAAGGGAAAAAGCCTCGGAGGAAACAGGCGAGGAAGCGAAAGCTCCCGAAGATAAAGAGATAATTGACGTTCCTCTTAGCGAGTTCCCTTTTTACGAAATCTCTCCTTTAGGCGCAAGAACCATAGGGTTTGGATCACAGTCGCAACTTACATTAAAACAAGGGCAGATAGACTTTGCTTATGAACCAGTACCCGAAGCGTTCAAAATGATGGGCGTGGAAGAGTCAAATGAAAAGCGTAAGATCACTGGGGCTGGCATAAAGTTTACGGAAGAGATAAAAGATCCAGACCTAAAACAAATCAGAATCTTAAAAGCGGTGGACGTTGTTTTGAGAGTTGAACGGGCCTCGCTAAAGTATGACGTCACAAAAGGAAACCCATTCTTGGATGGCTACAACGAGCTGGTCACCCCGCGATATGCGCGGCTTTCAAAAACGCGAAGATACGCAATGGTTTTTGTTGATTCTGGCCCTTTTAAGCCACCCATCGAACTGGACTATGAGGCGCTAACGCTAGCAGGGCTTAGCGACAGTGCCGGAGACCAAGAGTTTGACTACTTAAAACTGGCGACGGTGTACTTCATTTCACCGTTTGGTACCGATCCAAAAGACCCAATAGGGAAGCATTGGCAGGTAGAAGTCAAGAATGAGGTTTTTTGGAACCTATGCTACATGCCCGCCGAGATTCCGCCAATTATGAACCCCGACCCTCTTAGGATTTTCTTGCCCCCCAGCCCCGGATTCGCAATTCTAGGCGGATTCTTTAACGCACTACTAGCGCCGATAAATGACATGGTCTCACGATACATGGCGGCGTTGCGATCCAAGCGTCAAAAAGGAATTTTCTGGACGACATGAGTGATAGCACTATTTCATTCGGCGCTAACGCCCTAGATATTGGTAAAAAAGACGGCCTTGGCTTGAATAAGCGAGCGCGGCTTGACAACCAGAAGCAGATTGAGCAATACTCACCACGCTTTGAGCTAATCATCAATCCGTCTTTTCCTTACAGAATTATCCCTTTGATTCCACAACAACTGCTTAACGTTAGCTCCGAAAGAATATCCTCCTAAACAAATGCAACTGGTTCTCTACGCTGACTTAAACAAAAAAACGCTTACCGAAACAGCGTCTGGCGGTTCTGGCTTTACCTTTCCGGCTATTACACAAGGCGATAAGCTGAGAATCGGGCTTCGCTTTCTTTCGTCTGTCAACGGATCGTCATCTGAAGTTACCAAGAACCTTGTATCTATTAGGGCATCAATCGGTGCATACGATTCAAGACCCGAATCAGGCCATTTCGTGCTACGGAAAGGCAACGGCCCGTATGTGGAAGGAGAGAATCAAACGCCCGCAATCGCTTTCAATGCAACTTCGCGGGCCGTTCAAAGCGCACTAGCAGAAATCGGGCTTGGCGGCGTGACGGTTGTCAATACTGATGGTTCGTGGATCATCTCTAATGAAGGACAGCGAATCACAGGATTGGCTGGAACTTCAGTCTCTGGACTTGTCGAATCTTTGAAACCACTATCCTTCGTTCGGGTAAGGGAAATGAGGTTTAACGATGCCTACCACTATGACATTCGCCTCATTCAGTCTCCGTTGGCGTCAACGGTGGATTTCGTGCCGATTCTTCCAGATATGCCGGAAGTGAAGCGAGTTCAAGAGGGTGGCGAAGACGCATTCACCAAGTGGCCAGAAATTCAAAGCCTAAAGGTTCTTCCATCCTTCCGTGGCACTTACGTGCTAAAGCGTGGCTACAAACGAACCGATGAGCTTTCAATCGAGGACGGGCCAGACGAAATCAAAGCCGCTATCGTAAAACTTGCTGATGAAGGCGGTAACTTTGAGGTGACAAACCCGCGAAACAACTTTGCCCACATTACATTCAAAGGCTCGATGGAAGGGGTTTCGCAAGAGTTGATAGAGGTTACTGTGACTTCCAACGACGTCGGCGATCCTACCCTGACGCTTGACACTAATACTATTGAGGTTGCCGAGGCTCTTCGCTCCGCGCCTGATGTAAAATCCTTTTTAGAGATCGAAGCCACCTTTGAGGAAGCGGATGAAACGCTCACAACGATGTCGCTTTGCAAGATGCCGATTACCATCGAGCGTGAACTGAACTGGGAGGGGCTCGAAGCTGCCTCAAACGTTGACTGGCTTCGCCCGCCGATTGGTGAGACTTACGTTCCGTTCACCCGCGATCAAGTGATTTTCGGATCACAGCATTACTCATTGACGCTTAGTTCAAGCGATTACGACGCTCAAGAAGGATGCTACAAAGTTTCACACAATCTTGGAACGACCGACCTGCACGTGTCGGTCTTCGATCAGTTAGACGGAGGTAAGCTCATTTACCCTGAAGATGTTTTTCATGAAAGTGACGACGTGCTTTCCGTTAAGTTTGCAAACCTTGCAACTGACAATCAATTTCGCGTGGTTATTACCACGGCAGGGCCAAAATCGGCATTCGTCAACCACACCCATACGATTGCGCAGATCAATGGCTTGGGCTTTTTGTTAGAGGACTTGGGCGAGCGCGTCGAGGCATTGGAAACTTACATTCCAAACGCCAATGTCAGCTCGTCCAGTAAGGTACAAGGCGTCGCCGCGTGGACTCTTCCTTCTTTCTTCGAGATTTTCCCGCTACGCACTCAGCCCGTGCTTGAAGCTGGCGGAGGTGGAGAACAAGGCGTCGCGTCAATCATTCCAAGCTCGCTTCCTCGCGGCGGTGGCTTGTTACCCGCGAAGTATCTGCAAGGAGCGGTCACGGTTGCAAACACGCTTCCGACCGCGCCTTCATTGTCGGCGGTCTACCAATACACCGACACTTCCAAAGAACTCAGTATCCCCGGTTATCTTGGGCGCAAGCTGAAGAAAGTCAAAGCCCCCGCCTTCTACGCATGGGATGGCCGTGGCTTCTACCAAGTCGAGCGAGTCAATAGCGGCGAGAGCGTCTATTACCCGTCTGACTTTACCCGTGAGCTATTCCGCGTACCAGTCAATGACCGTCAGCTCCGCACTGGCAACCAGTTCATTTTGGATCTTGGAATAGTTGCCGCAGTCTTCAAATCCAGCACGCCAGTTCACTGGGGTATTGTCATCGACATCGGCATTCCAACAAAGAGTCCGAGCAATCCGAGCAACCTTGATGACGTTACCTTCCTCGCGCCGTCGCTTGATTACTCTTTCCTTCTCACTGAAGTCGCCAGTACGCACACATTCGGAATCAAGATTGCCCGAACAATCGCGAACCTTCAAGACAGCTTCATTGTCGAAAAGAAACTCTATGGCGGCTACGAGACAACCACCACGGTGCTTACTAGTCCGAACTTCATCGTTCGCGGTAGGCTGGCGAGATTCGATACTGGCAACAATGAAACTGACCCTCGCGGGCTTGTGGCTATCAATGGCCTCAACGTGAAGATCGAAGGCGATACTACGGCAGACGTTTACGGCTTCGCAAAAATTACGCCTTACTCAGCATCATAACTTTTAGAATTACAAAATCATGGCACTTACAGCAGTCACAGGGTTAAAGATTGACAAAATCACACGGTCAATAGACGACGGTCACTTCCCTAAAAGCAACGGTAGGTTTTTTCCAACGTTCTTTGACCAAAATTTACTAAATACTGGACTTTCCTACGCTTTACCAGTCGGTAAGCATAACGTAAGGTATGAGCTAGACATTTCTTGGGTAAATCCAAACACGGACAGCCATTACACCACTGTCACCGTTTATGAGGTTGGAATGAAGCGCGTGCTGACTGAAGTGTACTACACTAATCTTGCTAATGAGGTGTTGTCCTTAAACCAAAACAACGTTACGGCTGCACAAGCCGAAGTCTATGCACATAAGCTATGCTTTGCTACTGGTATTGCAAGGCAATCCCAGCAGATTTACTACGCTCAAAATGAATCAAGCTCCTCCTATGTTGGAGGGGGGAGATTAAACAGGGCCAAAGTTGCAGGGTGTACCTTTTACTTGAGTGACTTAGACCCTAATACCTCGTTCTCATCTCAATCAACGATTGTTACAGTTGAGATCCGCGTTACAGATACTCAAGAAACTAAAACCTCAGTTTTAACGAAAACTATCAGTTTAGGCGACTCCGTTGTTTTGGATGGCCCTTTAACTCCGCAGCTTGGGGCTAACGGCTCTATTAGTACTAGGTTTATTGACCCTGCTTTTGTTACAGAGTCTGATTCAGTCGTAGATACTGCACGTCTACTCGACACCGCAAGTCCTATCGAAAATAGGTTGGTTAGGTCTCCTTACGTTGAGGTGATAAACCAAAGCGTTGTTAGCCCATTTATGACCCCCGGTCGTTTTTACACCGTATCTACTGAAATAACTTATGGCAGCGGCTTGGATGCCACCGTTGATCTTTTACCTGAAAAAATTACACCCTCCCACTCACTTACAAGATTTCAAAACGTCCAAGCATGGGCTGGTAATTACTTATCAAGCGCAATCCAAGGCAAAGCTACACTGGCTCTTTATTACTTTTACATGACCTTAACTGGAAATTCAACTTCTACAGTTCGGTTATTTAGCCAGCTTTCACAAAAATTCAAAAGCAACGCTGATGTCAAGTATGAGATATTTTCTTTGCCCTCTATTGAGACTACCTCAACCCCTGTGATTAGAACAGTAGTTGGTCAGCCTTTTACCTATGTAGTAAAATCCGTGTCTGGTGGAACGGTAACGGCTGCCGCAGCAGGAGCAGCTAGCTTTAGCCTTGGCACTATCCCCACTGGTTTAACCGCGACGATTGACCCTACTGGAACTATCACGGCTACTATGACTGCCGCTGGTACTTACACGCTGCAAGTTTTTGCGACAAATGCGGTAGGCACATCAACTGGATCAGTTAAGTTTACGGCAGCGGCATTTGTAGGTAATGATACCTCTATCGAACTAAGCCCTAGCGAGCCTATTGACCTTGCGTTAAGCGCGTCATCGCCAGCGACTTTTACCCTAGTAAGTACAAGCGCCGAAGTACCTACTGGAGCGTTGACAATAGTAAGCGGACGCTTAAATGGAGTTCTTAGGTTTGCTGGTTCATACACTGCTACTATCCGAGCAACGTTGACTGGCTCAAGCCCCGTTGTAAGTGATGACTTTACCATAAGTATCAGTGTTAGAGACTTGGACCAGCCTCTATCCGTTAGGGCTACGAGTGTTAGGCGCGTACTGTCATCTGATAAGACTACTGTTAGCTATTACGGGGTCATTGAGTGGTTAAACAATGAGACTAAAAATCACTCTGTTAAGGTCGATAGATACGACAACGAAACGGGGGTTACCTTGTCCACTTCATTTCCAAAGAGTAGCCAAAAAACTACTTCGATTCTTATCGGTAGTTGGAATGCGTCTACGGAATTTGAGTCAAAATCTTTTTCTTTGAAGGTTTATGTCGTAGGGGACTACTCAACGTCTAATGCTGGCTTAGGAAGCTACGGAGTTTCTACCTCTCAGGCTGGAAAGCTCACTGGACAACTAGCCTATGACGACGTTGGAAACATCAACTTGCCGTCATTCGACTTGGCGCAAGTCTCTAGTGAATTTGATACCACGGTTGGGCTAGTAACCTTCACCGCTGACGCATTGACCACGCCGCAGATTTCTAGCACCGCGCCGCCTCCAAGCACTTGGAAGATTTTTGAAAAGATTGACGCTAGCATGACTAGCATTCCAAAAAGCAGTCTGCAATTTACTACCCTTCAACAAGTCTACGGACTCAAAGATGGAGGAAGGTACTTTGCTGAGGCCCGCTACTCACTAGCTGGTTCTTTAACTGTTGTCACTGAGTCAAGTGGTAAAAAAGTTTGGTCGGCTGCTGCAAACAATGCGACGGCTTCAGTTGGGTTTGAATACTACTATCGCGGACTTCAACCACCGTCTATTACCAGCCAGCTATCAGTATTTGCCGACGTTGGGACAACTTTCCAGTACCAGATTGTTGCGCTCGGCGCGGCCTCGTTTGGCGCAACGTTGACCAATCTTCCTGAGTTCTATCTGAATACCGAAAGCGGAATGATTGAGGGCATTTTCACATCGGCTGGCATTCAGGTAATTCCTATCACCGCCAGTAATAGAAAAGGCACTTCGAGTCAGTCGCTTACCGTTACCGTTCGTGACTTCTATTCCGACCCGAAATCAATCCGCGCAATCGTCAATCGCTACATCCGTCAAAAACTCGAAGCGAGCAGAGACTCTACTTGGACGATTGTTTCTGGCGCACCCGCTGGCGTTTCGATCATCACTGACTCTGTTGGGACTCCTTATCTTGTAGGCTCAGTGGCGGCGACTGGCTCGTACAGCATCGTTCTTCGCGCTACGCAAAAGAACTACACCCCGACTCGCTTCGTCGATGTGACTTACACGCTATCGGTTCTTTCGACTGACTTTCTCGATCCGTCTGAAATGCCGACCGTGATTGTGACCCCGTCGAATCTCAAATCATACACCAGCGATAAGCCACTGTTGATTGGTGATAAAGTGAAGATCGCATTCAAGTCTGATCCAGCGCCAGCCGAGTGGGCTGCCGATGGGCTACCACCCGGATTAAAAATTGATAGAGAGACTGGGACAATCACTGGAACCGTGACGACCGCAGGAACCTACCTGACGCAAGTGACGGCTACGGCGATTGGCCGCGCTGCTAGTTTGCCGCTGATTGTTGACTTCATTGTCGATCCGACTACCGCTGCCAAGGTTCAAGAGAAAGGCGCTGGCGAGGCAATCGCACGCTTCCCGTGGCTTGCCGCGAAGTGGGACTTGATTGATCTTCAAATCAATGCCCGCACGCGTTTAGTGCAGAGTAGTTTGATGGTTGATTCGCTCGCCTTTAAGATTGGCGACGATTTGAGATTCGGAGTGTTCTTCATCGACGGCGACGAGCAGTCTTTTGCCATCGCTCCGACTCGCATTCGTTTGACGATTCGCGCAATCAACAACGTGGACGATCCATTGATCTTTGAATCAGTTGACTCTCCTACCGTCGTCACTGAAGAGGACACCCCGTACTACGAACTCGCATCCGTTCGGGGCGTCGATTCTTCAACTGAGTCAATGAGCATAGTGGAGGACTGGATCATTTCGCAACAAGCTACGACCACCGCCACTTCGCAGCCTAAGATTGCCGCGCCTCTCGCGTGTGTCGGTGAAATTGAATGGGTGAAAAACGGTAAGAGCTACAGCTCCGCGACCTTCCCCGTTGGCCTAGACCTTGATGTGAACCGCTAACCGCTATGGAAGACACAACCACGACTCAATCAGGTGAGCTTAACGTTATGCTGACGCAAGCGAAGCTCATTACTGAGCTAATCCTTAAAAATGCAGATACGCTTGCGAGTACTGGTGAAGCCGAGATACTTTCCAAAGTAACGGGGTTGTTATCTTCAGGCAAAAACGACCCGATAAGTACCGATGGGGCGGATGCTGGTGATGAGACTAAACTTGAAAATCCCGATGATCCCAAGGTAAAGGTTAAGCCCGGTATTGTGGTGACTTGGCCAAGCTCCACTGGCGGGCCTGCCATAGATGAAAAGTTTGAGCTACCGCCGATTACGGGCGACGGCGTTTTTGTGCTGACTGGTGTTAAAGGCGTCCCCGACATCCTTGAATGGAAACGATTCGAGGAGGTAGAAGTCACTCTTTGTTTGAACAATGAGCCTAAGACTGGCAAGGTTTTGTTCTTGGAAGCATAAGATTAACCGCTATGTCCCTTATCGCTGATCTTCGCCCGCCACCGATTCTTCGGCTTGGTTGTCAGGTCGATTACATCACCCCCGTGGGGGCGCAAAGAAAGCTGTTTGTGAATTGCGCCGACCATGATTCCGACGTATGGCCGTGGAACTATTTCTGGACAAAGACGCTCAACACCAAAGCGCCGCTTTTGACGTCGTCGAATGGTTATGCTCGGAGTGCGCCTGTGTTCACCGTGCAAGACTCGTCAACGCTTGGGCAGACCGTAGTTCGCGGCATGTTTGCATACGTTGCCAGCGAGCCTTTTTCGGCTAACATAGCCTTGTCAGTGTCAACTGCGTTTACGCTTGATAACGATAACATCAAACTTGGCGCTGGCCTTTACAGTACGCTGAAAGGGGACTTGGTAACGAGCTTTGTTGATACGACGGCTAAGCTGCTTACCCCTGAGAACTCTTCCGCCACTGAGACTATTCTTTTACCCGCCACGATTTGCCCTTTAGTTCTTTGGCTCAGCGCGGCAATCCAGCCTACTGGCGAAGGCATAAACAAACCCTTGCCGTCAACCAGCGGCAGTGTTTCTTTCGAGGTCGTGGTTCCGCCCGCCGATCCTATCTAAACGCATTCCTTATGTCCGCGTCACCGTCTTTGCCGCAAAAAACTGCTACCGTCGCGAAGGCCGCGATTGGTTGGTTGAAAGGCGGCTGTCCGTTGGCGTCTGAAAGCGAATACGAACGCCGATTGGCAATTTGCAAGCCTTGCAAACGCTACGATGCCGACGGCTACAAAGGTCTTGGCGGATGCTTGGAATGCGGCTGCATCATTCCGGCAAAACTTCGGCTAGGTACTGAAAGTTGCCCGATTAGTAATTGGTAAGTAGTTCGTCCGGCATTGCCGACTTGACTAGTCGGCGTAAATGCTTCAGCCTCATGCCCATCACCGCGTCGAATGGCGCGGCTGTGAATAACTGAAGAACGACTTATGAAAACAAACATCCTTCGTACACTCACTGCCGTCGGCGCTGCGGCATCCGCCGTCGCTACGCTTAACCTCGGCGGCTTCATCTCAATCATGCCACCCGACATCGCCGTCTACATCCTCGGCGGCTCCGCTGCCGCACTTGCGGTCAAGGAAATCTCCGTGGTCATTGGCGACCTCGTCGATGACGGAAAACGCAACAACTCGTTCTAATGAAAATCTTCCTTCTCGCTGCGCTTTGTTCTCTTTTAGTTGGGTGCGCTGGCGTCCCCTTCGAGCTGAAAACTCCTTGGGTTGACTTGTCTTCCTCAAAAAGCGGCGAAGTGTCAATCTATCCGAAGCCTGTTGTCATCCCGAACAAATGAGCATCCCCGTTGACTGGATTTTGACTGTGTTCCTTTCACTTGGCGGCATCATCGGTTCCTTGGCCGCGTTGCTGTGGACAACGATGCGTACTCGGCTTGAGGCGCAAGACCGAATCATTGACTCAATGAGAGCCGACATCGTGCGCATGTCAAAGGGCTGCGGTGTGGACAACTGCATGTGGAAAAACAGATGATCTTACCCGAAAAAATTGCAAGTTTTGCATTAAGCAAGGTTGGCGTCCGTGAGCAAGGCGGCCCGAACAAAGGCGCTGGCCTTAAAGAGTTCTTTGAATCCGATTGGTATGACCCGAACGGATCGAAACCCGGAGATGACGGCTACGCATGGTGCGCCGCATTCGTCTGTTGGGCAGTTAAGAGGGCGCTTGAAGAGGCTGACATCAAAGAGACTGCCACGTTCAAAAGACCGCGAACACCCGGTGCATGGGACTTTGAAAACTGGTGCAAGAAAGTTGATCGAACCGCAATCCTCAAGAAACCACATGACGGCGACATCAAGCGAGGCGACTTGGTGATCTTCAAATTCTCCCACATCGGCATTGCGCTGAGTTCGCCCGACAAAGACGGCGTCATCGAAACCATCGAAGGAAACACTAACAGCGCAGGGTCTCGCGAAGGCGATGGCGTCTACCGCAAAAGGCGAAGCATCTTGGCAATCAGGTCAAGGATTCGCTTCATGATCTAACCACTAAAAAAATGAGCGACAAAGACTGGAGTACTGCAATTCATGAAGTGACAGAAAAGCGTCACCGCAAGACCGTTGATGAGCTTGAGAACGAGCGCAAGCGGTTGATTGCGATTTTGGACGACAAGGACTCGCAGCTCGATGCTGCACTTGCGCTGACCGCACATCATCCCAAGGCGTCGAAGATCGTGTTGCCGCCAGCCAAAAAGAACGAGGTGACCGCCGTTGCGGTTGCATCTGATTGGCACGTGGAAGAAACCGTCGATAAGAAAACCGTCAATGGCCTCAACGCCTTCTCTCTTCAAATCGCGGAGGAAAGAATCAACAAGTTCTTCACAAACATCGTCAAGTTGACTGAGATCCAGCGACAAGGCGCGAAGATTGACCGCTTGATGCTGATCCTTGGCGGCGACTTGATGACTGGCTACATCCACGAGGAGCTTCAGGAGCAGAACGCGCTGTCGCCCACCGAAACCGTTCTTTGGCTTCAGGATCGAATTGCTGGTGGGCTTGACCTACTTAGCAAGCACTTCTCCGAAATCGTCATTCCTTGCGTCTATGGCAACCATGGCCGCACTACCCGCAAGCCCCGCCATGCGACTGGCGCGGCGAATAGCTACGAGTGGATGCTTTATCATATCATGGCCAAGCAGCTTGCCGATAAGGCCGAGTGGCACGTGAGCGACGGCTACCATCTCTTGATGGAGCTTTATGGCAAAACGCTCCGCGTCCATCACGGCGATGGCCTAAAGTACCAAGGCGGCATCGGCGGCCTGACGATTCCCGTCGAGAAAGCAATCTCGGCTTGGAACAAAGGCATCACCGCCGACCTCGACATCTTCGGCCACTGGCACCAGTCGCAGCAGAATCCGAAGTGGATCTGCAACGGCTCGCTGATTGGTCATAACGCGTACAGCGTTGCGATCAAGGCTCCTTACGAATCTCCTACCCAGACATATTTCCTGTTCGACCCTAGCTACGGACGGACAGGCACCTTCCCCATCTTTTTAGAATAAACATTATGTCCAAGTGGTTAAAAACAATCAACCGAATCAACTCCAATCGTTTTCAAATTCCTGCCGGATGGCAGACACGCGAGCAAGTCGCAGTGGAGTTGCAGTGTGATCCTGATCGAGTTGCCGACCTGCTTAAACCCGGATTGCAGTCGGGCGACTTTGAGCGCAAAGATTTTCCTGTCTGGGATAGCGCGCGGCGCATGACCGTGCGCGTGGTTTGCTACCGCGTTGGTGGCGATACTGAAAAGCCTGCGCCGAAAGCGAAGGCCGCTCCAACAAGTGACTTGGACGAAAAGATTCGCCAAGCGATTGAGCGCAGCCCATCTAAGGATGATCGCTTGATCTCCAAAGCAGTCTCAGCGAAGATTGCTGACGTGCGTCGCATCCGCGCCGAGTTGAGCGCGTGAGTTGACTAGCGAAGAGGAAGAGGATTTGCCAAAGTGTATTCAAAAAATACACACAAAGGAAAAGAGGGCAAAAAGATGAGGAAAATTTGCACGTTTTGCAAATAGTTTGCAATTTTTAAGGAGCTACAGGGCGCATAAACACAGGGATTTTAAAGATTTACGAGAAAAAGTTTGCAAAACGAAAGGGCATAACGTAGATTGATTTCGTTGCCAGCAAATAGGCAATAAACCAAAACCAAATAACGACCATGCACACGCTTGAACCATTCCACGACACGCTCGGCTCGGCAGTCTCTGCTGCATTCGACTACCTCGAAGCTCGCCGCGCTGAGTTCGATTCCGCGCTTCGGCTCGACAACCCCTTCACTTTCGGGGGAGTCGCCTACGGCACCAACAAAGATGCCCACTTTGAGCTGACCGCCTTCAAGGGCAAGCCAACGCGAAAGTTCGGCCACATCAACATCTGGCGCAGTGAAACCGGCCGCTACGAGGTCAACGCCTACATTCTCTAACCAAACCAAACCAACCAAGACCATGAACAACGGACTCAATACTACCGCCGGATTCACAGACCTTTGTGATGCTTCACTCGATGAACTACTATCCGCTCGCGCTCATGCGTGGCGCTCGTACTTCTCGAATTTCGAAGGCAACGACAACGGCTTCGGCCAACGCTATCGCGACAACCGCTTCATTCCCTACGCGCAAAAACGACGCGAAGAGGCTGAGTACCGCGAGCGCCTCCGCACTAACTACGGCATCGACGAAATCGAAGCTGAAATCATCAGGCGAGGCGTTGACCCAAAGGACAAGAATTTCCGCAGGGTCAGTGCCTCGTGGAGCTACCTTCCCGCAATCGAACGCGAGCGCCTTCGCTTTGCTTAACTAAACCAAACAAACGACCATGAAAACATTGAAAAAACGAAACTGGATCGAGTTCGTCGATGACGAGCGCGGCATAGGTAATGGCATTATCATCACCCTTCAACCGGGGCTCGCCTTTGAAATTGACCCAAGCTGCGGTGTGATGGGATTCGATACCTTAGCTGAGGCACTTGCGGCCACACGGGTCGACTGCATTGTTCCCATCGAAAACTAGAAACCAGAACCAAGACCGACCGACATGAAATCCACAACTTACGATAAGTTCATTATCTTTGGATCACATCGCAATCGTCGATCTTATGTCGACGATTTGAACGGAAACTCCTTATTTATCATTGATAAAGAAAAGGGTTCATTTTTCGGCCAGTCAACAACCAGTTATTTTGTGGGAAGCCGCTCTGAAAAATACAAAAGTTTTATGCCTGATTCTTGGCCACAGCTTATTTCGCACTTGAATCAGATCATCGAGTCACCACCAACCAGAACCAACCAGAACCAACCAACCAACCAAAACCAACTCCAAAGACCATGAAATTAAAACAAGCACTGATGAACGGGCAAGACCTGTCGGCCTCTGAAGCCGCTGAGGTCATCCACGAGATGAGACGCCGCGTTTACGAAGACGGCGCAGACCCCGAAGAAGTCCTCTACGAAGAAGGCTTAGAGCCTGACTATATCTTTGACCTTATCTAACCCCTATGACCGACTGGAAAAACATCGACTTGGACTCATGGCAAATCGGCCTGAGCCTTATCGACGGCCTGAGCTTCAGCGAGTTCGTACTCGACGTTGATTGCAACTGCCCGAACATCACCAAGGCAGCGTTGCGAGTGCAATTCGAGGAGGACTTGCAATCACGCATTGAAGATGCTCGCGAAGTGTTCGAGTCAAATTTAGACAACCTTGTTCGTCATGTGGCGAACATCCGCAAACAGAAATAACCAAAACAGAACCAAGACCATGAGAGACCCCAGAAACCAAAAATCGTATCAAATTCGCCTGACCTTCGAGGTCGAGTGTTTTGTCAACATCGAAGCGCATAGCGATGATGAGGCGCTTCGCTTTGCCCAAGAAGAAGAGCTGCCGCCACCCGACCAATGGGAGCCCGTTGGTGAGCGCCGCACTTTTATCGAATCTGGCAGCACTGAAAACCCTCACTACGAGGACTGCGTCGATGACCGCGACTAAATTTGCAAACGTTGCAAATCAATTTTCTACAAAATAAGATTGCAAAGCCGATTCGTATTTATTAACTTATCCAAGACCATGAAAGCAAAACTAAACTACTTAAAAGAAATCAAAATCCTTAGTGCCGCTGGCACGGGTGTGATCCTAACCCGTGCTCGCGAACCGTTCAGGGTTTTATCCGCCCTTAAAGAGTCTTCCACTCAAGCGTCGCTCCCTTACAAGATGTGGAATGTAGTCGGCGGCTGGCATGAATACTCCAATGAGCTGTCTAGCGACCAGCCCTCGGCGCGTGATAAAACAATCAATCCGCAAGCGGCGCTGAAAAAGATCGGAGACCTTGACGGCGACGGGTCAAATGCGTGGCCCGATGGAATTTACGCCATGGACGGCTTGCATCCGTTCCTTGGTGAAAAGCCTGACCCCGTGATGGTCGCAATGCTGCGGCAGTACGCTTATCAATTTGCCACCTCCGAAAAGCGGCTGGTGATTGTCACGCCTGAGTCGTTTGTCCTTCCAGCCGAACTTCAACATGACATCCCCGTCATAGACTACGAATTGCCAGACCGTGATGAGATCGCGTCAATCTTGGATGAGGTGATCGAAGGCGCGTTCCCAACCAATCACGAGCCTATGGAGGTGTTCACCGCTTCCGAAAAAGAAGCGCTCGTATCAAGTGCGTCTGGCATGACCCGCTTGGAAGCGGAGTCGGCCTTCGCTCAAGCAATCGTTCGCAACTTGGATTCATTCCCCGAAGTTCCGTTCACTGATTTCAACCGCATCGTCCTTTCCACCAAGACCGATGTCGTCAAACGCTCGGAAGTCTTGGAACTGATGAAAGCAGGCAGAATTGAGGACGTCGGCGGTCTGGATCAACTCAAAGCATGGATGGCGATCCGCAAGGCGTGCTTCAGTAAGGATGCTGAGGACTTCGGCGCGGATAAACCGAAAGGCATCGCGTTGATCGGCCCGCCCGGAACAGGGAAGTCAATCAGTGCGAAAGCGATTGCCGCAACTTTAGGCCAACCTCTGATCCGATTTGATGTCTCTCGTGTCTTTGGTTCTTTAGTAGGTCAATCTGAAGGCCGCGTCCGTGCCGCCCTCAAGCAACTCGAAGCGATGGCCCCTTGCGTGGCCTTTATCGATGAGATCGACAAGGCGGGCCTAAGCAGCGGCGCTACAAATGACTCAGGCACCTCCACGCGAGTGCTAGGCAGTATCCTGACCTTCATGCAGGAAAGCCCCGCGCCGATCTTTTGGCTCTTCACTGCCAACCGCGTTGCAGGACTCCCCTCCGAGCTACTGCGCAAGGGTAGGTTGGATGAAGTGTTCGCTGTACTTCCACCTAACTCAGTCGAGCGGGAAGAAATCTTGCGTATTCACCTCAAGTCTCGCAAGCAAGATCCTGATACGATTGAAGACCTTGCTGAGGCGATCAAATACTCGGAGGGTTACGTGAGCGCAGAGATCGAGGCCGCAGTAAAAGAAACCGTGATCGAGTCGTTCAACTCAGGCGACAAGGTGACTGGTCAAGCGATTGCCGATCAGCTCAAGAACATGAAACCAATCAGCGTGGCCTTTGCGGATGACTTTGAGGCAATGCGCTCGTGGGCTGAAAACAACGCGCGCCTCGCTTCGACGCCTGAGTCAAAATCTGACAAGACCTTATTGAAAGTTCCCGCAACACGACAATCCCAAACCCGTCGAAGGAGGATTGGCATGTGAAAGATTTGAGGGCGGTTGGCTAGGAAGTATTGGTTTCTTCCGAACATGGTCGCCAGCCGCCCTCTCTTTCTAAACTTTATGTTTGCAAAGCAAATAAGTATTTGATAGAACACTACTAATGCAACCCCAGACCAACCATGACCCCGATAGAAACGCTCACAGGAGAGATTAACCTCCGCTACGGAAGCGCCAAGGCTTTCGTTTTCCATTCGCCCCGCCAGTTCGTAAACACTGGCGTTAATGAGATGCACTTGGGCATCGCTGCCAAGTCACCTCAGACCGCGCACGTTGTCCGCCGCATCTCACCATTCCCAACCGTTACGCCATCCGTCTCTGGCTACTCGCCTGAAATCGGTGGTAAGATGACTCGAATGACGTATGAGGTCGCCAACGGAGAGATACTGAAAGTATTCGGCCAACGCCGTGCTGGTGCTGGAAAAATGACTATCTCAGCCTGTCAATTCCTTCGCGTGCGCGATACCGCTGCGCTGACTGAAGTTACTGTGCGATTGCTTTCAGACCCAAACGTGACTGCGCCATTTGCCAAGGTGATTGGTAGATTCGATCTGATTTCTTTGGAGGAAGCCAAGTCACTAGGTATTAAGGCGCTTCTTCAATTCGATAAAATGTTTCACCCGTCCTCCGTTGAGTACCTCTTCGCTACGCGAATGATCGACGCTGAGAAAGCTAAGATTGAGACCATTCAAAAAGATGACGGTTCAACTGCGCTTGTGACCGTTCAGAAACGCCGCCGCTTCATCAAACCAATCTAACCCCACAACCAATAGAACAAAACAAAAGTATGAGCCATGTAACTGCAATTAAGAACGTGCCGATCAAGGACTTGAACGCGCTTCAAAGCGCCGTCGCTGAATTAGGCGGCGTACTTCACCTAGACCAAAAAACCTACAAGTGGTTCGGTCGCCATGTTGGTGACTACCCGCTTCCTGTCGGAATGACGGTTGACGACTTAGGCAAGTGCGAGTGTGCGGCCAAGTTCGAAGGTGTCAACTACGAGGTCGGCTTCGCGCAAATTAAAGGCGAGGATGGATTGTTTCCGTTATTCGACTTCTGGGGCAGCGGCGGAACGCATGACGGCAAAGTGCTTGAAGGATTGATCGGCTCTGATGCTGGCAAACTGATGCAAGCCTACTCCAAACATGCAACGATCAACGCCGCTACGCTTGCCGGATACTCCGTGCTTGGCGTGACCACTGACGACCAAGGCAATGTTCATCTTGAAATCTCAATCTAACTTCATGAAAACCATAACCATAACAATCGACAAGGACGGCAAGCCAGTCATCGAAGCGCACGGCTTCAGTGGTGGCGACTGTCTTAAATTCACAAAGCCAATCGAAGATGCGCTCGGCGCTGAGACCGTTCGCGTAGATAAGCCAGAGATGTTCCTACAAGCTGAATCTGAGGACGGCAACCAGCTCACGCTCTAACCTACCCACCAGACAATGACAAAGCTCACCACGCAAGTCATAAGCGTCAAAACCGATGGTTCAATCAAGGGTCTTCAATTCAAAACTGACGGCCTTGACCTTAGGGACTTTGGTAACGCGTCAATCAAACGAGTCACGGACATTGAATGGTGCGAAGACGCTCAGCAATGGAAGATTCGTTTCCTGCAAGGTCGATTGCGCAACCGCTATGCTGACCGCTTCTTATGTGCTTTCCTAACGCAAGGTTGCGACCATGTGGCGGTTGACGGCGGCGGCTTATTACTTTTCAAAGACTATGACTCCGCCGTTGCGACTGAGGTCGATTTAATTCAAGCGGCTGTCAAAGGTGGAAAGGACTTCTATGTCTTCGACTGAATTTCCTATCGGCATTGGTCTGCCGTCTGGAGTTGCAAAAGAAGACCCGCCTCCTGTTAAAGGGAGGCGGGTCAAGCTAATGAACAATACAAATAGAACGCGCCCAGACCATGAACGCACCGCCAACTTAGCATCGGACGCTGACTCGTCAATCAATTTTTTTGGTGATGGGTCAATGAAAAATCCGATTGAGTTCCGCGAATGGTTCAAGATACTGTTTCGCGTTTGGCGTCCCCACTTATCACCGAATGAGTTCCTTGTTGCGCAGTTCGTATTTGATCGCACCGCAGGCTGGGGAAAAGAATGGGAAGTGATTCGGACTGATCATTTCATCAATGGCGTAGTCGGCGCTGATGGCAAAATTTATTCTACGGGCCTAGTCATTACCCGACCAACGCTTTCTAAGTGCCTGAACGCTTTGATTTCGCGCGGTGCGCTTCGCTTGCGCAAAGATGCACGGCGGAAAGCCTACGCATTAAATTATGAATGGAACCCCGATGAAACTCAAACTCTGCAAGATATGCCACTAGCTAAGCCAAAAAGATTGCAACATTTGCAAACTGTGCAAAAAGTTGAATCCTCTGAAATGGAAAATAATTTTACAAAAAAACCAGAAATGGAAAATAATTTTACAGAGGATTGTAAAATTTCTTTACGTTTACATAAGAAAAGAAAAGATAAATGCTACGCAAAAGAAGAAACTACACCGAGCGCTTCGCTCAGCGGCCCCGCTTCGCAGGGCGAGGGCTTGCTTGCTGTTGCACAGTTGATGGACTCCGTTAGCCGCAAGTCTGCAAATCAACGCCAAGGCAAAATCAACGCGTGGCGTTTTAATTCCGTAAATAAAGCGTGGCATGGCTTATGCCTTTCACTTCATCCAGATGCCAATCACTTGGCGGTGACAAAAACCGATTGCTTAATCCTTCACAAGTATGGCAAGCGATTCGTTGCGGCATCGAAAGCCAGAACCAATACCGAGTGGCTTGACTACTTGTCATGGTTGATTGAGCGCTGGCATACGATTCGCGAGGCTCAGTTCGCATGGATGAAGGCCAGCTCTCCGTCTGTACCGTCTATTCGTTTCCTTGTGAAATTTTCCGATCGCTTCGAGCAAGCATGGGCTGGTCGACAGTCGCTTGAGCGCATGGCGGGTCTATCTACTCGCGATCGCGAAATTGAGATGCGCATTCGCAAAGGCACTGACCGCTCTACCGCCGAGCGTGAGGTCGACGAGCGCCTTGGATTGCTCAAGGCCAAGCAAGATGCTGAGGCCGCCGCTAATCAACTCAAACGCCAACAGGCCGCCTTTGAAAATGCCAAGGCTGACCATACCGCCGCTGCCGAGCGAAATGCTACGTGGCGCAAGGTACGGCAAACTCAACCCACCGCCACTGATGGCACCTTTGAGCAATGGGAATGATTTACATTCTTTTTGCTTAACCTTCTCAAACTTTTATTTTATGCTCACCCACCCGAACAATGCACATAGAACACCCGCTATTAACCGATGAAGAAGTAGTCAAAGCCCTCTGGTCTGCAAACATTCCAGCGGCTTATCACAATAAAACCAGCAGCCTCAAAAACTTGCCCGATCCTTCACGGCAGTTGGCCGAGGGCTGGTTGCCCAATGCACGGACTGATGCCGCGCTTGGCAAAACCTTGGAATGCCGCTTGGACGGCATAGATGGTATGAACATCAGCTACTTGCTTGCGCGCGCCTTGGTACTCAAAGGGCATAGCGTGACGGTATTTCCACTGACGCGCTTGGCCTCCCTGCTCAGAACCAAAGCTGAGCCTCGCAGTGTCGAGGCGCTTGAGGACTTGGTCGAGCGTGAATACCTATTCGTGATTGGCGCGATTGGCAAAGGCAGCAACCCGTATGAAAACCCATTGTCTTTTGAGATTGAATGGATGCTCCGTACTTGGATGCTCAACAACAAGTCGCTTTTCTTTCAAGGCGACGGTAGTCTTGACCTTTGTGATTGGTGGTCGGCTGGCTTCCGCAGTCTATTTAATGATCGCAAGGTGCTGACTTTTGATGGCGGCCCGATTCGCTTGACCAAAGGAAGTCTGACAACCCTCGCAACGAAAGGAGCCGCATGAGTTCATCCCTAGGCTTTCGATTCCTTCGCACTGCGATTGCGCAGAATGCGGTGGCGTTATTCCGCAATCATAGCGACCGCGACTTGTACCTTGAAGAAGAGCGCTCGGCGTTTGAAGCAGTGGCCACCCATGTCGCCAGTTATGGTCAGCTTCCAAGTTTGCAGACTTTGCAAATAGATGGAATTACCATTGGCGGCAACGCTGATCCAGAGCCGTGTGCTTACTATGCGGCTCAGTTGCGCAGGCGCGCAGCGTACAACGCGGTCAATAGCCGCCATCCCTTGCTTGCGGAATCACTGCGCAACCGCAACATGGATCAAGCCTTGGTCGTATTGCGCGAGATGCTGAGCGAGGCCGCTGGTAAAGTTGAAGCTAGCAACTACTCGGCGCTTGCAACGGAAGCGCAACGCGTACTGGATGATTACAACTTTGCTAAGGCGCATCCCGGCTTGCGTGGAGTGGGTTTGCGCTGGGACACGCTCAATCAAGCGACCAATGGCGCGATGGGCGGTGACTTGATTGTCATCGCGGGGCGTCCCGGTATGGGCAAGTCTTGGGCGATGTTGGAGCTGGCGCTCGATGCGCACCGCAAAGGCCGTTCGATTGCCTTCGCTTCGATGGAGATGAGCTTGACGCAAATTGCTCGCCGCTGGATCGGTGGACTGACTGGTATCAATCCAAATGACATCCGCGCTGGTAATCTTGCGCACTGGTCAGAAACTGAAATGCTGCAACGCGTGGCCGAGCTTTCCACTTCTGCGCCAGTTCACTTATTCCGTGGCGACATGAAAAAGAATGTCGCAGGCATTGCACAGATGATGGATGAGTTTGAGCCCGATGTGCTTTATGTCGATGCCGCTTACTTGCTTTCACCCGCCGCTCGAAAAAGTGGCTCAGTATCGCGGTGGGAGGCAATCAGCGATGTTATTCGTGAACTCAAACAACTGGCCTTGCATAAAGATAGGCCCGTGATCGTATCGGTGCAGTTCAACCGCAATCAGAAGAACCGTTCATCGAAAAAAAGTGGCTCTGAAATTCCAGACCTCAGTGACATTGCCGGATCGGATTCGATTCCGCAGGATGCCAGTATTGTGCTGGGGCTTTCGCCATGGAAGCCGCCGTTCGGTGAAACGCGGCGCATGGTGCACGTAATGAAAAACCGCGAAGGTGAAGTACCGAGCTTTGGTATCAACTTTCGCTTTAACCCTGTCAATTTTGACGAGATCATGCTTGATGACGATGGCGAGGATTTGCCCATCGTTGACACTTCATGGATGCTTTAACTACTAGTCAACAATGGAAAACAAATTAAACGCACTCGGCAATGAAGACGCCGTGATCTTATTCGTGACCGATGCGCCCAGCGCAAAGGACTATGGTCTTGACCAAGTGATGAGCAGCGCGCAAATGACGCTGATGCGCCGCTTGGTTGAATCAAACGGCATCAAAGGCAGCGAGATACGCATGGTTACGCCATGCCCGCCAATTCCTGAAGACATTGCACATAGTGAGCGCAAGGTCGGTGAGTTTTTGGCTGACTATCGCGACGAGTTGCTGACAGTCATTCAATCAATGCCGAATCTTCGCTTGGTGGTTACGCTTGGCAAGACCGCCCTGCGACAAGTGGTAGGGCGTTCGGTTAAGATCACCGAAGCGCGAGGCACGCTTGTTGATTGCGCCGCTCGCGCTGGCGTCAAACTACTTCCACTACTATCGCCCGCGCACGCGCTACGCCGTCCTGAGATTCTACCAATCGTTGAGGGTGACTTTTTGCAAATCGGTTCGCTCAAAGATGCCGCATGGGATTCGACCATCTTTGAAAGTGTGGCGGACGAGGCGCATTACGAATGGTGCTTGGACTTGCAACCGTTGATTGACCATCAACCCGATTGCTTGACGCTCGATACCGAAACTCTTGGCTTTGAATGGGCGCATGGTGAGCCTCGCATCTTGACTCTGCAACTCTCTTACAAGCAAGGCCACGCGTTGATTGTGCCGCTATCCTTGGGCTACTTTAATAATCCGGCGTTGCGCGGTGACTCATCAAAGCACCTGCCACAGCTCACCTCTGCAAACCTTGCAAAACTTGTCAATCAACTGAACCAGTTGCTTGGTGACTCCGAATGCCGCGTGGTTGGCCACAACCTCAAGTTTGATTTGCATCATTTGCGCAACCACGGCGTGAAAGTTTCTAACTGGTATGCTGATACCATGCAGTTGGCGTTTGCAGTGGATGAGAACATGGAGCGTAAGAGTCTTGATGAATGTACGCGCCGCTGGGTGCCTGAGATGGCTGGCTATGCGGATGCGTTCAATTCAGCAGAAGTTCATCAAGGCAAAAGTCGTATGGACTTGGTGCCGCATGACCAGATGATCCGTTATGCGGGTGGTGATACCGATGCGTGCTTTCGCTTGATGATTGCGCTGGCAAAAGAATGTCGAAAGGATGATCGGCAGTGGAATACCTTCATGCACATTCAAATGGCTGGCCTTCGTGCATTCGTCAACATGGAAGCCACTGGCATTGGCATTGATGTTCCGGCGCTGGAAGACTTGGGCGCAAACTACTCCGTCAAAGAAAAAGTGTCGTATGAGGAGCTTTTGAAATTGTCAGCTCAGAAAGCCCCCGCCGTAATGCGAAGGCATGAAGACAAGGGACTTTCATTCTCGCGCGATTCATTTGTGGCCGATCTTCTCTTTTCAAAGGATGGGTTTGGTTTGGAGCCTGTGGTCTTTACCAAGGGCAGCTCCGGCGGTAAAAAGTCGGAGCGTATTCCATCGGTCAGTAGCAAGCAGCACCTGCCGTTCTTTGACCATGTTCCATTCGTGGCGAAGTTGATTGAGTACAAGAAGCTGCAAAAGATGCGCAGTACTTACATCGGCGAGCGCGGTGGCGTTGATTATCAAGTGGTTAAGCGATTGAAAAGCGGGCGGTTGCCGCTTGCGGTTGAAAAGCTACTCAATCAAGCCAGCGTATTTCTCGCGGAGAATACGCAACCGATTGACGAAATGATTCAGCCGCAAGGCACCTTGATTGAAGTCGGGCCGCTGCGCGTTGATGAGAACGGCCAAGTATTCAAGGCCAAAGAAAAGCCTGCCTCTGGCTTTTGGCAATACTTGCAAGGCGGGCGTGTGCATCCGTCGTTCCGCTTGGACAATACCGTGACAGGCCGCACCTCATCGCAAAACCCCAACGCGCAGAACTTCCCTAAGCGGGGGCAAACCGCCAAGGACTTTCGTCGGATCTTCATTCCTACCGATGGCTTTGTATTCATTGAAGCTGACTTGTCACAAGCTGAGTTGCGGATTGCGGCGTGGATGGCCAATGATAAAAAGATGCTGAAGATTTACCAAGATGGTGGTGACATTCATGCGGCGACTGCGGCTGGCGTGATGAACATCCCGATTGAGGACGTGAAAAAGGAAGACCGACAAAAGGCCAAGGCAATCAACTTCGGATTCCTCTACGGCATGTGGTGGACGAAGTTCATGGACTACGCCAAGACTGACTACGGTGTCACTTTCACGCCAAAGCAAGCCGAGGCAATCCGCACGCGGTTCTTCACTCTCTACCCCTCGTTGGAGAGTTGGCACAAGACCATGAAAGCATTCGTGCGCGAGCATGGTTATGTACGAGCGTTGCATGGTGCATTGCGCCGCTTGCCATCGATCAAATCGAATGAGGACAAGATCAAGCAAGAGACTGAGCGCCAAGCGGTCAACTCACCCGTGCAACGATTCGCTTCCGACTTAGGAGTACTTGCGCTCGCAAGATTTGATCGAGACTGCCCACGTGACCGAATGCGCGCGGTTGCTTTCATTCATGACGCAGTGGTCATTGAAGCACGCAAAGATTCAATCGACGAAGCTGCGTCAGCTTTGAAATGGTACATGCAAAACAATCCGTTGGAGGATCTGTTCGACATCACTCCGCCTTTGCCGATTGCGTCTGACGTTTCGGTAGGTGATACGCTTGCTGCATTAAACGAGCGTCCCGATGTGAAGGCGGTACGCCCGCAATGGGCTAAAGATTGAAAGGGCAAATTTCCCGGAAAAGATGAGGAAAATTTGCACGTTTTGCAAATAGTTTGCAAATAGTTTGCAACTATTTAGGAGCTAGAGGGCGCATAAACACAAGGATTTTAAAGATTTACGAGAAAAAGTTTGCAAAACGAAAGGGCATAAGGTAGGTTGATTTCGTTGCCAGCAAATAGGCAATAAACCAAACCAAACCAAACAAATAGAAAATAACGACCATGACCACTACATCAACCGCCGCCTTGACCGAAGTCCAAATGGACAGACTCAAAAAGGAACTAGACTATTCCAAAGCCCATTACCGCGACGACGTGCTGAAGCATATCGAATCGCTGACCAAGGTCGCCGCTGGCGAGGCCCGTATCACCGACATGCGTATGCACCCCAGAGGGCTTTACGAAAAAGAGGGAAAAATCGATTGCTTGGCCAAGTTCATCGCTGCTGAGGAAGCGGGCGGCTATGGCCATGAGTGCCTGATCAATCTGCTCACCGAGTCCCCAAGTGACACTTATTCCGGCAGAACCAATGACAGCGTTAGGTCTTACCGTGATGGCCAACTTATCCGCGCTCGTGACCTTATCAGCAAGTATTTCAGCAAGCACTAACCAACTATTGAAACAGAGGCACAACTAAATCCAACCAATAGACATGAACAATACTACTGACAACAAGTCCATGACCAATACACAATCCCACGAAGCCGTTCTCGGCTTAGCAAAACAAATACTCGAAGATGCTGATGCTTTAGCGGATAAGCTGGTCAGCGAGTTCGGATCAAATCCGGCGCGCTGGTCAAAAGCTGACCGCGATCGTCTAAGGAGCCTGAACAAGCAATCGAGCCGCCTATTCCGCGAGGCCCGTGGCCTCGTCCTTCAGGAAATCAATCAAGCGTCACAAGCACGCAAGAGCTTGAAAGCCAAATCCAAAAACTAAAACCAATCAAAACGAACCATGCAACTTACTAGAATCAAAAACGACATTAACGGCAACGGACGCTTCGTCGTCCACTTCCTAGACCTAGTCACACATGAGGAACGATCCGCCTCTCCTGAGCAAGGGCGCATACCGTGGCTGTTCGAGCGAGCGCTTGCGCGTTCGAAAAAGATCGGAGGCCGTCGCTATCGCGGCAGTGACTTTGGAGGTGGGATCGCCTTTCAAGAGTGCGGCGAGGAACTTCTTCGCCAAGACATCCTCAACCTATTGAAAGGAGCATCGGCATGAATGACTCAATGACCATCCGCCATTGGCTACTGCTTGCCCTTGGCCTCGCCGCAATCCTGCTTGGGATTGCAGTCACCTCTGGCACCTTCGGAGGGCCGTCTGACATCGATTCACGCATCCGCGCAAGTGAACCAACAGAAAGGGTCTCGTATGAAGGCTGAGGCTACGATCACAATGGCAAGGGCTGCTAGGCAGGCTGTTCGCTTTGAGTTCAAGAATCGTCATTCGTTCAAAGGCGGAAGGTTTACACCAAGGGAAAATGTTTCGGAGTACGTTCGCGTAATCCGTTCCATGGAAAGGAGTGCGCCATGAGTATCTTTACCTTCACAAGCGATACCCCGATGGACGTTGCCTCGGCGGCCAAGTCAATTCGCGGATGGATGCTCCGCCGTACATTCCCAATCAAGCTACTGGTCGTGAGCGAGTTCAAGATCGTTGTTGAGCTTCAGGCTCCGCATAACGGCATCCACAACCGCTCTGTCAACTCGCTTGGCAGAATACTCCAACGCCAGCTTGACAAGCAGCACTGCTTTGAGTCTCGCCTAGTACCAACTCTTGAGAATTGAACAATAAACCACCCAGACCAAAAATGAAAACACAACGCACAAGCAAAAAACAAGCTGAGCTTAACGTACTCGCTTCGGCGGTGTACGAGTACAACAAAAAGATGAATGAGCTGAAGCGCCAGCATGATGCGGCGCGCAAGAAGCTCTTCGCAGATATGAAAGCATCCGGCCTTACCTCCTTCGAGGCTTTGGTCGAGATCGAAGGATCGCCAACAACCCTCAGCGCGGTCATTGAGTCCAAACCTCGTAGCGAAATCGACGTGCGCAAACTTGCGCGAGCGATACCGCTTGAAACTCTTCTGGATTGCGTCACCGCGAGCGTGACGACCGTTGAAAAGGTTGCGGGTTCCGCAGTTGCCAGCATGTGCTCGATTGAAGGGCGCACCGCAGAAAATGTAACAGTCAAGGCTAAATAACTTAACCACCTACGATCATGCCAAACTGGTGTAACAATAAACTTCGGATTGAGGATTGCTCGCCCGAACTCGCTGAATACTTGAAAACCGAAGGCTTGTCCTTCGAGAAGATTAAACCAACGCCGCCGGAAATGATGAACGACGAAAAAGGGTCGTGGTATGGTTGGCGCGTCAATGAATGGGGAACCAAATGGGACATTGACGAAAAAGAACAACGCGAAGTTGCCGACATGCTTTTGTCTGAGTCAGCCGACTTCACCGCCGAGTTTGATACTGCGTGGTCTCCACCCTTGCAAGCAATCGCCGAGCTGTCTGAGCAGTTTCCAAACGATAAGTTTGTCCTGCACTACTTGGAGCTTGGCTGTATGTTTGCCGGAGTTGCACATATTACAAACGGCCTCACCTCTGATTCTGACATCAATCAAACCAGTGAGGACATTTACCGCTTTGCTGAAGAAGAGTTCGGCCTCAGCTATGATGAGCTAGTCGATATGGACAGAGCATAAACCCAAACAACAAAAAAAAACTATGAGCAAAGAAATTTCAAA